CACAATCATTGCAATCTCAGCAACAAATCAAACAACTGTTGCACATCATGCAATAATCACGTTTCATCATTCGCAATCAATCACAATCAAAATTATTCCAACTATTCCAGTATTGATGGAATAATGAGCAACTATTGGAATAGCATTTTTTGCTAACGACTTATCCATGTTGGCAGGGTATGATTCATCACATCAACCAATCAGAGGAATCATGCAATGGAACCAGAATTTGAATGTGCTGTGCGATGCATTAGCGTCAGCACCGACAGCTTCACGAATCAATCAGTATATGAGATCTACCTTATTGATGGCGGTTACTTTGCGACTGACAATCATCAAAATCAAATCGGCGTTTTCCGTTCAATGAATGGGTGGGATCGATTCCTGACCAATGACGGAAAAACGGTATTCAAGGAGGTAACGAAATGAAATTAATCTGGTCATTATTCGATGGCTCCGGCCTTGCTGGTCATGAACTGGCTAAGCGAGGTCATAAGGTAATGTGCTTCAACTTTGACGGGGCCGATCACGGAGATTATGCAAAGTACAACGCCCGGGTAGAGCATCCGAATATTGAGTATGTGAACGTCTTCATTGATGAGAAGTTCGAACGTGATGCGATCGCGGGTGTGTATGGCAAGCCAGATTTCATCATGGCATTTCCTCCATGCACCGACCTGGCTGTTAGTGGTGCCGCGCACTTTGCAAGTAAGCGTGAGCGCGATCCGTTATTCCAGGAGAAGGCTGTTGCAACCGCACGGATTGCTGCGAATATTGGCGATGCCCTGGGCGTGACCTACATCATTGAGAATCCGGTTAGCGTCCTGTCATCTGCCTGGAGAAAACCAGATCACTCATTCAATCCCTGGGAGTATGGCGGCTACCTTCCTGAGAATGACTCACATCCCTGGTTCCCTATGTATATTGCGCCGCGCGATGCTTACCCGAAAAAGACGTGCCTTTGGACCTCGGACGATTTTGTCATGCCGGAGAGAAAACCTGTAAACCTTCCTGACGGGTACTCTGCACAGCATAACAAGCTGGGCGGCAAGTCTGCCAAAACGAAGTTGATACGATCGCTGTCGCCGCGTGGATTTTTCAAAGCAATCGCAAATAGCACTTTTTGTTAAAACTCGATCGGTGTGATTTGGCATAATTACCTCATCGAAACGAGATACACATCAGGGGCAGGAAAATGAAATACGAAAATCGCGGTAACGAAATCATCAAAATCGAAAACGGCGTTGAGTACATCATGGTAGCTTGCAAAGTTAACGGTATGGATTCCTTCGTATGGGAAGAAATCAAAACTGAAGAAAATGCAGCTAAATTCCTGACCTGTATTTATCAGCCGGACGCTGAACGTGACACCTTCACCCGCTATGGTAAATATGAAATCGTTCGTGAAACTGCCTGCTTTTGGTGGATTAAGCCTAACAGCCAGTACAAATTCCCTCGCAAAATCAGCAAGCGCACCATGCGTGAAGCTGGCTTCAAGAAAGCATATGCCGCTGAGTTCGATATCGCTTAATAGCACGAATTGCTAAACGCCCCGAAGGTAATCGGGGTATATTTAACACATCAACCAATCAGAGGAATGACGAGATGACAGATTCAAAACTTCAGGAAGCAATTGACCGCGCAAATGAGAAAGGTTTCACAGTTGAGATTTGCAATCGCCTGGTGGGCGGGATAATCCACCCCAGCAACCGGGTTGTTATCACTCAGCGAGATACCGGGATCAGTATCACGGATATATTCACCATTGAAGAACATCAGAGCATGATTGCTTATATCAATCGTTACGTAGGATCGGTTGAGTTCGGAAAGCTGGGCGGTGACGAGAAGGAGGCTATCATTGACAACCTTCTCGAAGAGGTGAGTCTCGCGTTCGAAGAGCGACCGGATAACGGAACGACTCGTTGGGATTGCGATAAGCTGGACGCAATAAACCGCATCCGTGAAGTGCTGGAGGAAAAATTATGATCGTATATTGCGTTGTTGGGACCATCTATTATGAAGGTGACGAACTGATCGAGATATGCTCAACCGAGAGCAAAGCTAACGAGATCAAGAATCTCACTGAGAATGACAGGAATATCTTCTTTGATGAGATCAAGGTCGTTCAAAAGGAAGTTATAGAATAGCACTTTTTGTTAAACGCATAAATGGGGTGGATGGTATAGTCATCCCATCAACAGTAAACGAGGAAATAATTATGTTTAAGCAGTTCACTGACCTCGACTTCTCAGCAAGCGCAGCAATACCTACTGACGAAAAAGAGCACGTTGCGATCGAGAACATTGCGCACAAGATTTACAACAAGCAAGAGAAGGCCGTGAGAGCCGCTCTGAGCGCCTATTATGGTGTGAGTGATGCAATGGAGTGCGTGAATCGCGTAACGCGCGTGGTGGACCATTCTGGAGTGTCTCGATTCGTCGATAAAGACACTGGAGAGGCAATCATTCAGCTTAATAATCCATCTATGCGTACCGAGCTTGGCAATATTGCATTATGGGGCGTGGCTAACTACTCAATCACTGTAAACTCCTGCATTGCGGATCGTGTTAAGGAGGCATTGTATGAGTGATAATATCTACCGCGTGGTTGCGATCTCACGCAAGACGCAAAAGAGAGTAGTTGCCTACATGGGAAATAGCGCAATTGAGGCAACAGACGCATTCGAGCTACTGAAGAATAACGAAGGATTTATGAACACGTTCCGCGTTCGACTTGAGCGTCTCGAACCTGTTATCATTGATGAAGCGAGAAAGCTATCCTGACTGGTTAGGGGGAATAATGAACCACACTTATAAAATCACAACGAAATCACCGAAGATTAACGGAAGCACGGTCGCGGCATTGAATAACGCGGCAGCAATCCACGAAAAAAACATCATGGAACGCGTAAAGGCGGCTGTAGGTCGGTTCTATGGAATCAACGCCGACATTGCTGACAGTAAGCGACTATTCAAATATGTTCCAGGCCATCCATATAGCCGGATGATTGATATAAAGCATGATAAAGAACTGGTTCGAATCGGATCGCTTAGCATTGACGAGTTCGACCATAGCATTAACCTTGTGACGGTGTATCAAACATGGGACGGTAAAAAATGATTTATATTCACACTTTCTATACTGGCAAATTTAACAGCGTAAAAAATGTTCGCGTTTACGATAGCCACCAAAAAGCAATGATGCAGAAAGTAGTGCTAGGTGGAACAATCAAAGAGTGTAAAGTAATTTCAGAGTACTGATAGCACTAATTGCTAAAGACAATAAATAGGGAGTAAGGTATATTACTCCCACACCAAACGAAACAAAGGAATTAAAAATGAGCATTAAAGTTGAGAATATCATCAAGCATCTGAACGCGAAAGGGCGTGTAGTTATCAAAATGGATAAGTCTTCCGGTTTTATTTCAATGACGGTAACTAAGGCTCGGAACGGTAATAATGTTATTGGCAGCACACCAGGATCGCGCTTAGTAAATGCAACAGATGCAGATGTTCGCGCAACGCTTGAGGCTAACTCGATTTACATTAATTCATGGAGCTAATTAATGGAACAGGATAATTTCTGGACCCGTTATTTTGCCGCGCTCGATGCCGGGCTTAGTGCGGAATGGTGTATCAAGGTTGCATATAAAGAAATTACGCTTGACGACGCGCTAGGGAATATGGATATGGACGCAGAAAGTGAATATAATCCCGACTTCGAGATGCCAGGAGATGATATTGGTGATAATGACGACGATTATATTCCCTGGTAAATAGCACGATTTGTTAATATTGCCGTAAGGTCATTTGATAAAGTGACCTTATTCAAGATAACCAATCAGGAGTTAACGCAATGAAATCCATCAAACTTAAATGTACTTCCGCAGACAAAATCACAGGATTTGAAGTTAACAACCTGTACAAAGGTAGAGAGCGCTACGATGGTACTCGTGAGGTTAAGTTAAAGTGTGGTAAGTATTTAAAACTTGAAAAGCACGATGAATTACAGATTCACGGATCTGATGAAATCTTCTTCGCAAAATTCACTGAACTTAAGACCAAAACACTAAAGTGTACCGGGCTTGACCATCGCAACCCAATTAAAAAATCATTCAAAGTTGGAAAGCGTTACCAGGTTGAAAGCGGTCGCGCTCTCGGTGGAGTGGCTGGTTACATCTTTGATGAGGACGGTTGCCGCTGGACATTATTTCGCGAAGAGGTTGGTTTTAGTATTGCTGACGGCACAACCTTTGAGGCCAAATACTTATAACCAATAGCACTTTTTGCAAAACGCGTGTAACATTGGCGGTGTATCATTCACACCGTCAACTAAGGAGTTTATTGTGATGTTTAACATTAAGCCAAAACTGAATTACCAACAAATTATTGAGATCGCAAATAGCACTGGAGTGAATCCGGTGGCGATCGCAATTCGTGAAAACAGTTACGGGGATTCAGTTTCTTTTTGGCAAGATCCGATCGATATCAACAGCGGAAACGATAAGTTCCCTCTGATTTCGTTAGGTGGTGATAACCTGGTATTCGAATATGCAAAAGCAAAAGCTGAATCAGTCCAGTTCCCGGTTTCATCCGCGTATGCTCATTTTATCGGTTGCATCTCAGCCGCGATGCTCGGGAAGTTTTGGGTGCAATATCACGGAGAGGAACAGCCGACCGCGCTTTACATGGTAATCAGCCAGCCACCATCAACAGGTAAGTCAGCGATTAACTCAGCGGCGATTACACCTATGCGTGCGGAGATTCAGCGACTGAATGAAGAGCGCAAAAAGGAACGTATCCGTTTAACCAGTCAGCTACGCCAGGTTGAGAAGGAAATCAAGAATGATCCTAAAGGCAACACGACTGCGGCACTGTACGAGGACAAAGAAAAACTGGAAGAGAAGATCAAGAAGATGGCTGATATTGTTTTCGCGGTATCAGATCCTACACCTGAAGGTCTTGCGAAAGTGGCGGCAGTGCAAGGTCACTTTTCCGTAATATCTGACGAGGCAACGGCAATCAATACATTGCTCGGGCTTACGTATGGCGGTTCAGATAAGAAATCTAACAGTGAGCTTATCCTTAAGGCGTGGGATAAAAACCATATGGAGGTCGCGCGTTCCAACCAGGATAATAACTTGTCTCTATGCCCGGTCGGTTCAATCTGCGTAATTGCTCAGGATGAAACAATCAAGGGTATCATGGACGCAGGACAGCGCGGTATCGGTGTATCTGAGCGTTTCCTCCTGGTTCGAGAGGAACCGCTTTTAGGTACTCGTATTCTTTGTGATGAAAATGGTGATGCACTGTATAAAGAAGTCGATCGCGGACTGGTTAGCAAATATTACAGACTCGTGCACAACATCATGAAGGAGGACAACGTTGTTCTCTCTGTGAGCCGTAATGCTATGCGTGAATTAAACCTTGCACGCCAGGCGATGGAGCCTGATTTCGCCGCCGGGGGAAAATACTCTCACTCAATGCTTCGCGGTCATCTCGGCAAGTTCGATAAGCACGCTTTGCGTATTGCTTCAGTTCTACACACGATCAAGAATTGGGAGGGTGAATCACCGAACCGTTCCAACCGTGAGATTGACCTTGAAACAATGCAGGAAGCGATCATGATCTTCAATGAGCTTTCCAGGACTTATCTGTCGTCTGCCAGCGCTGCCGGGTATGCTGGTGATGAGGCTGAATCTCGTAAGCTGATTGATGTTATCACTGAGATCGCAAAGAAGAACAAAGGGCGCGCACCTATTCATAGTATTGTTGCAAAGTGCCGGAACGTTACGCCGTTCAACGGTCAACAGAAAGTATCTGAGCGAATCGACAGCCTTCTGATTACGCTCGAAGAGATGAATTACACTTGCCGTATTGATGATATTGTTTTCATCAATCCTCGACTGATGGGTTAAAAATATGCTTCTTCTTTTAGATCTGTTCAGGTTCTGCGAAGGTTACGACAAATACACTCGGCAGCACATAGCGAAATTTATATACGCCCACAAGGAAAGTGAGCGATTTGCTAAGGCCGCAGGGATGACTCACCGTGAATTTACAAGCGCGCTATCTAAGGAGTTTTGCGCTCGTTGTGTTACTGATGGTTACTTGGATCGTAAGGATGGATTTTACTGGTGCAAGGGAAAGATCAAGCGCCCGGTAATGATGAAGCTGATGTGTATTGATGGCTACAATAATCGATATACGTGGGAAATGATGCACATTGGAGAAATGAGTGATGAAGAATTGTTTGGCGAACGTAGAAACGTTGATAGATCGGAACGTCGAATTGTGCGCAAGTCTCCAGCTTACGAAAGAAGAATTTGAACAAGGATTGCTCAGTCTATTGCTTACTTCTATGAGGGCAAATAACGACAGTGAGCACAATCTTTGCGATCAGGAGGGTGAATTACTCCTCCATGTAAAAAGGTACAAATAAGAAAGGAGGCTAAGCCTCCTTTTTTTCGCCCTTACGAATTGAAAAATAAACCAGCAACAGACCAATGAGAACGAGTGTCCAACCAACTATAGGATCATACCAGTTTCCAGGCTTAGTCACAGTGATGCTTTCAGCGTTAACCGTGTTGGCCTGAATGGTTGACACTTCAATTGACTTCTTCACGGAAGAGTCAACCTTTCCTACATTGGACTTTTCAACTTTAACATCTCGCTTATCTTCGGATTTTGCGGTTACTCCTGCTAATTGCTTTGTGTTCTCCTCTCCAATCTGTGCTGTAACTTCAGGTTTAGATCCGATTAAACCGCTCAGGGCAGATGGCATCGAGCAACCGGATAGAGAAATAACACCAACAGCCACTACAATCGCAATGCATGTTTTCTTCAGTTTCATCATAATTCCTTAACGCAATACGCGTATTCTTCAGCGCGTCTGTTCTTGAGTCCTCTAGACACTTCGCGCTTTTTGGTTTTTGGGTTGTAGTAGTATACCCATCGCCATAACTGATTGCACGCTTCCCTGTGCTTACCCTGATTTATTAGCTTAAGCATTGTAGAAGATCCGAACGCGCCAGTACCAACGTTGAAAGTAAAGCTATACAATGACGCTCGCATCGTTACCGGAATATCAACCTTTACCTTTTTGTCAACGTATCGCTGAGCGACGCCGATGTGTTTTATCAACAAAGCATCGCATTCTCGCTTAGTGTATTTCTTACCAGGTATGACGTCCGGCCCGGTTATTCCGCTGCATACGGTAGGGACTCCGGCGATATCGTAATAAACCTCGTATTCTATACCTTCGATTCGTTCCAGTAGGGTAGGTGTCAACGTCAAAGCTGCCCCGATCGATGCGCCTATAACGTTATTTTTTAAACTCATTATCTCCCCCTGATCTTAAGCGCCTTATTTAGATCGCCATCGTTTAACGCTTCCTGAATTGCCTTGCTATCGCGATACTTCCAGTACGCTCCCCAAGCGCCAAAAAGCAGAAAGCAAATGAATGTAGCGCCAGCAATATAAAGTTGACCTGTCGCCGCCCCTACCAACGAAGCACCGCCCGTGCTTGACGTGGCTGCTGTTAAAAATTCTTTCATAATCTCACCATATATTTTTTTGAACAAGTGAGTCGATTTTAACCTTCAAATTTACTTGATACAACGCAAAAAGGCCAGCATGTAAATCATGCCAGCCTGTAAGGTGATGAATGATATTGTTAATTTATCTCAATAAATTCCAGGTAGTAACCATTCAGAGGCGCCTGGATTACTGAGCCTCGACCGTCGTAAATCTCAAACAATCCCCCAACGAAATCATAACCAACACTATAGATCTGATTTACGCGGAATGGAAGTGTTTTGGAGTCATTTCTGATGCACTTAACTCGTTTCATGATATGTAGCCTCTTTGTTTTTGATGTGGTTACTATACCCGAATCCCTTCGGGCGTTTTTATCAATTAGTGCGATCCTGTCATTTCTGGACGATAGATGAACCGACCGATTTCCCCAAACTGTTTATCGTAAACGATTACCGCCGCCTGACGATATGAGCGCCACCCGCCGCGCGCGGCGTATGCATCCTTCGCTCCTAACTGACCGTGAACCTCATCGATACCTAACGAGTGTTCAGTGATTGTCTGATGATGCCAGTGACCGCTATGAGTATACACATACTTGCTCTCTCCGAAGTCTGCACGGAAGTCTGCCGCCATCGCTGCAAGTCGCGTGTCTGCCTTTTTCATAGTGTGCCCGTGAGTGTATCCCAATAAGGTGTTTCCCCATCGAGTCTTATGCAGAATCATAGGGCTAACGTCAACGAATACTCGCGGCTCGTCTTCATAATATGCCGACATTGCAGCACGTAGCCAAATCATCCCGGCCTGGTCGTGGTTCCCTTCAATAATCTGAACCTCGACTTCTTTGTGTTTCATAAGCATTTTGTCGATAGCGCGACGCACCGAACGGATCGCAACATGCACCAATTTTGCGTATCGTGAATCCTGATCCAGAACGTGACCGCTTGCCGGGGTAACAGCATCAAGGCCGTCCGAGTGAAGGAAGTCACCGCCGATTAACAGAACAGCTTTCTCTGCGTTCGGGGCAATATCGATCGCGTAATTGAAGAAGTCGACAAGCACTTTTTCGGCTACGTCGGTAGAGTAGTTCTCTCCGCATTCATGCTTGTGAGCAAGCGCACCAATGTGCAGGTCGAATACCGGATAGAGTGCCAGCTTACCCATCGCTGTCGTAATCCCTTGCGAGGTTAGTAGCTCGGTTGGCTTTGCTCGCGGCAGGTCTTCACAGAATGCAATGCGCGCCGCCTCCATCATTGCCGCAATCTTCTCACGGTCCTGATCGGTTTTTACCCAGCGCACTACCTCGGTCCCATCGCCGCGAATCATCGTCGACGTGCCTTTTACCATGAATCCCTCGGGCACGTTTTTAGCAACATGCTCGTTACCGTGAAAATGACCTTCTTTTGCCAGCTTGGCATGGCGCGCTTCAACAGTGCGAATGTGCATACCGTATTTTTCCGCGATTTCGCGAAGTGTTAGGCCGCTCATGCGCTCTTCAATAAGTTGCTCGGTGGTGATTTTAGCTTGTGACATATTTTAATCCTTACATGATAATGAAATACATTACTGAAAATGAAATTAGCGGTGTTAATACTACAGCAAAATAAAGTTTCATGCCACAGCCTTTAACCAGAATCCTAGATCCGAAGATTTAAACTCAACAAGTTTTCCGTCAACCTCAAGCATCATACTGTTTCTGCCTGGTGAGTAGTAACCTATATGCAACTCCTGCTCAATACCGATAGTGCAAAGCACGTTAACAAAGTCAGGTGGCAACCAGTCAGAGAAAGGGATTTGCTTAACCTGCTTTTTCCCAATCCATATTGTCTGGTAGTCATCTGAGTTAATATTTAAGCCTGGAAGGCTTGTTGTTCTTTGCGTTCTTTCGTTCTCGCTCAATTCTCTTTCCTTCTTCACGATAAAACTCAAGTGATGGGGTGGCTGGCACTCTATGCATTTTTCTCGGCATATCTTCCATAAATGAAATCTTTCCGTTTGAGATAATGCTAACATCCTTTATATCGAAATATTTTGCTATTAGTGCTATATCTTCTGAGATTCCGCATTCCTTCGCGTGCTCCCAAACCTCTCGTTTACCTTGTTTTTTTATCAGCATTAGTTAGTTTCTCCACGCTTTCAATAAAACACTCAATATCTTTGACTGAGCATAGGTAATAAGCCATTTTAAGGAAGTTCATGGCAATATCCCAATCAAAGTTGCCGCCTTTCTCATTAGTGATATGAACAGCCATTTTTGCGGACTGTTGAGCTATATTGAAAAAGTTTTCGTTAATGCGTGCCATCTTTTGATTCCTCATTTCGTATCGATGAAATAACTATACCCGACTTTCGCCGGGTATTTTTAGCAATTAGTGCTGTACGATCGTATCTGCTTTAAGTTCATCTACGTCCTTCTGGATAATTGAAGGCCAATTCTCGATATATTCATTTTTTATCTCATCGAAAGACATATCAAGAGAACTAGTGAACTCCCACAGATCGCAACCAATAACATCCTGAGTCAATCCGTTTCGCTCCATAATTTCGCAGCACGTAGCTCGATAAAGCAGCCATAAACCTTGATCAGTTAACTTAACCTGAATCATTTTCTCGTTCATCATAATTTCCTCACTTTTGCGCGTTTGTTTTTCACTGAAGGGCAAATGCTTGTGATTGGGATATAGTGAGTTTGCTGTGTCTCACCCTCTTTAAGTTCTCGCATAATGAAAATTACCGAACCTTTGTTGTTGCCGTCAACCGCCTTTCCTGTTTCACCGGATATGAACGCCAGGCGACCTGATCGTGCGTACTCATTCCCGTCGATATCCTCAGTCAAATCCGCTTCAATCCAGATGATTTCAGCCGCGTGCTGTCGCGCCTCAGTAAACCACGCCGTCGAGTTATCGGCAGGTAACAACATATCGATCTGGTTGTTGTGCTCCATTTGCTCGATCGCCTTCTTGACGAACATATCAGGTCGGCTATAAGGGGGATTTAGCCACACATGCTTATTTTTACCCCACCAACGTTTTAAGCAGTTTGTTTCCTGAGAATAAAACTTATCGCAAACTTTATTTTCTTCGCTTGCCGCAGCGTCGAGATCATATTTTCCGTATCGCCCCTCAAGGTATGCAATAACCTCGCGCGGAGTCGACCATAAATCACGAACGGCGTCAGGTGTGTTTGTACCCTTATATCGACGACCTGAAATCTCTTTGCATGTTGGCGTTTTTAGCGCCTGATAATAACCGCCTGATGCTATTGCTTCGCGAGTAAATGAGCAACCAGTTTCTGCAAAGTCTATGGTTTCAATATCATTGAAGTCTTTCATTTTTAGTCCTCTCGTTTTGGTGAAATAATAATGCCAGATTCCATTCCGGCAGTTTTAACAAAAAGTGCTATTTCATCATTTCGTAAATTGCGATCTTGAATTGCTCAAATCCGTAAGCCACCGCAGAGAATCCACCGCGTTCGCGAACCTTACGGAGAAATTCCTTTTGCTTATCGCTGACTGGTGATGCCTTTCCTTTGCCGGACTTATTAACCCGTTTGAGTTCGATAGCTGCGAACGGGTGGCGTGAGTTTACACCAATCAGGATAACGAAGTCTGACACGCCTTTAAGTAATCCAGCCTGCTCATCCCTGAGTGCTGAAGTGATTGTTTTTTCACCTTCATTGACAGTGTGCCAAAATAGAAGGTGTGGGAAATTGTATTTCAGCCAGGACACGCAATCTACCTGGTGCGCGTCCTCCTTTCGAGTGTCGCTGGGATCTCGCTCGTAAAACTCTAAGTAATCTCCTTTGTCTGTAATCATTGCGGGATATCCTCCATACCGAAATCTTTACGTGAAATAATATCTTCCTTCTTCTGGTTGCGTCGGTGTGTGACTCGTACCGGATGAGCAATATGATGTGAGTACTGCACGATCTTGATTGCGTTCTTCATTCCGATAAAGTAGCGACGCATTTTAGGATCTGACACATGAGGCAATACACCCTTAGTTTTCCATAGCGTACCGCAAATCTTAGAGTCGGACTCGGGGAAGAATTTTTCATACGCCTTGAACTCATCACCATCATCGTTAATCAGCGTGTATTTGTATATCACGCCCTTTTGGTTTTTGGTTAGCGTTACCTCAAAATTCTTGACCTCATACCAGTCATTCTTGGTGTACGCCTTGCCGGACAATTTCAGGTTAGGATCGACAAGTGACACATCACAGCAACGACAAACTCGGGCGACAACGTCATTCTCGGCACCACATCCTTTAACAAGAATTTTCCCGGTTCGCTCATCAACCTGGTCCTCGCAAATCTGAGAAGTCCAGAAGTGATCGCATCTCTCACCGTCTATAACGTTAACGCATCGGCGAGCGTAGAAGCTATTAACGCAACCACACTTAGGACACGTTTTCGGGTCTTTGCCGTTTTCAAAACGCTTCTGGAATTGCGCCTGCTCAAGTATCGGATCGAAATAAAGTTGGCCCAACTCATCCATAGTGCCAGCGAAATCCCATACCAGATGGTCTTGCTTAACCATTCCTTCAGCAACCTGCCATGATTTAAGCAGCCGCATACCCCTACCCAAAAGCTGAATCAACAGAGTGAGAGATCCTATCTTGCGGAGTATGACACTGAAATCCCAATTTGGAACGTTAACGCCAGTAGTGAGAGCCATTACCTGAAAGGTGTATTTAATCTTCCCGGCCCTTACATCGTCCAGAATCTTCTTGCGCGTTTTGGTGTCTGTGTCGCCAGTGATTATTGCATAGGTGCTTCCTGGAGGCAGTGCCGCCGCCGCCTCTTTACAGTGACGCACACCCGCGCATGTAATCAGAACCGCGTTACGTTCTTCAGCCTTTTTGGCGACCATTTGCATGATTCGCTGAGTAAGAGATTTATCATGAAGGATCTCATCTTCCATTGCCTTCATATCTTTCTCTGCAAAGTCCTGTACGCCGTCCTCGCTTGATGCCTTGAACTTATCCAGATCGTAGTGTACTCCGTCAGTCGAACCGAATATCGTCGGCACAACAGAGCCAAACTCAATCAGATAGTTTGTGTCGATATCAGTTACGCGCTCACGCCAGAATCCTAACGCCTTTGGATTCTCCACCAGAATCGGAACAACGCCCCTAAATTCAGATCCTGTCATGCCAAATATTCTGAGGTCATGCCCGTGAATCTCTTTACAGCGACGCATCATCTCCATGATTACGATCGTATACTGGCTTCGCTTAGTTCCAAGTAAAGGTTTCCCGTCATTACCAATCAGAGGAATCTCCCCGTCCATAATAATTTTCCCTTTCTCGCCCCTCATCTGCTCCATCGTTTCTTTTCCTTCGATGGCTTGAGCAAGGTCTTCCCAATCCACCTGGTGACATTCGTCGATCCCAATTACATGCGGGACAAAATCAGCCAACTCATTGTCGAGGCCATTTGCAACCGTACCCTCAGAGCCAACCACGATCGGGAAGTAGCAGGACTTGATTCCAAGCGATGCTGAGAAGATGGAGTTCGTTACCCCGAAGTTGTCGATCTCCTCACTATCCTGATCGACGATCTCACCCTGTCGGGCAAGCACAAGCATTTTCAGGCCCATTTTTTGACACTGCTTTGCCACCATAGCGAATATGATTGTTTTACCCGCAGATACTGACGCTTTAACAAAGAATGGATGCTCGTAATTTGACAGGCGTTTTGCGATCTCGGCATAAGCAACAACCTGATACGGATAAGGAACGACCTCACCGACAGTGAATCGTTCTTGAGTGCGTTTTATATAGTCCTCGCCAAGTAATGCGATTTGCTTCTTGATGTTAATTGTCACGGCTATTTAATCCTTTGAATCATTGTATCGTTTACGCTATAATACACGACATACAGTAAACGTTTTTAGCAAAAAGTGCTACAGGAGAATTAAGATGAATATGCAACGCATCGCAGAGTCAACTGGTGAAATCGATAAACGTCACATCAATGGTAACAACGGAACGAGACGCGGTAAAGATAAAAAGCCACGCCAACGCTGCGGTTTCTATATCCATAAAGAAGAAACACGCGCCGGACTGAGAGCGAGACTTGATGCTCTTATCGAATATTATGGCGGCCCTGCGGCCTGCGCAAAGGCTCTGAAAGTTAGCAATCAGACCGTGCAGGGATGGAAGGAGCGCAACATGATTTCGTGGCAAGGTGCTGAAGCTGCACATCGTGCTTACCGTCGTCAGGGTTGTAAAGGATTCCGCGCCGCATGGTTGCGATTCGACCTCAAGTTTGACGGTAACGGCAAGTGCCTAGAGAAGCGATGCAAGAACAAGAAGTTTATGCGAGTGGTGAAGAAGGAAGATATCGGGACGACCAATAGCATTTTTAGTTAAAACAAACGACGCGTAGCGGGGTAACATCCTTCTACGCGTTTTTTATTTGGAGATCTGGAAGTGAACGAAGAATTTATGATGTTTCAGAAAGAGGACGTATTGCCGTATATGAATGGGTTATGGCGCGAGGCGTTCCAGTCCGTATGCGGATTACCTAACGAGGTTTTCAACAAGAAGCACCAACCTTGCCCTAACTGCGGAGGTAAAGACCGCTTTCGCTGGACTGATAATCTGAACACTCCAGGAGACGGCGGTGCGATCTGCAACTCATGCGGTAACGACTCCGGGATCGGTTGGTTGATGAAGTTAACTGGTATGCCGTATAGCGATTGCATAAACATCCTGGGAAGATTTCTCGGAAAAGTCCCTCAGGAATACATCGTCAAGGCAAACAAGAAAGCACGCAGGACTCCGGTGTCTGGTGTCAATGTGATGATGGCAGATCATGAAGAAGTGATGAAAGTAATGGAGCGCACAGAGAAGCGCGTAAACACACCTCTAAGCATGTTTGAATCTCTACCAACTGAATCATTCGACGTTGGCGTAAAACGTCGCGATGATGGCAGGGAGAGCGTATTTCACACTATCCCGTGTCAACTTGTACACGAGGACGGTCTTGATGACGAGTTTTGCAATATTTTGATTATTGATGAAGAAGGAAGGGAATCGTTTTACGCTAAGAAATATACGAGTTGTTCGGTTGCCGTGACTGGTAAAACAGAAAAAGCGATCTACTTATGCCTTAATTGGATTGATGCTCAGCATATTGCATTTCACACAAAGCAAGAGGTATGGGCCTGCTTCACTCCTGAGAATCTGGAAATGGTTGCATACAGATATAAAGGGGATCGAGAAGTAAGGGTTGCGTGCGAACCTTCAGACAAGGAGACTTTATACATGGCAGACGACCGACAATTAAAAATAATCATCCCAAATCATGGAGGATACCGCTCAGGGATGCAAGCCAAGTTATTCTCAGCGAGTGACCTACTCTAACCGCCTTCTGGCGGTTTTTTATTGTCCATTGCAAGTCAGATAGCACAATGATAAAATCATTGTTTAGCAATTCGTGCTATTTACTTAAGGAGTTTATACTATGGCTTTATACAGACGCGGTACTGCATCAATGGATGCAGACGGTACGGTTCACGGAACAGATACAAAATGGAAAGATCAGCTTGCTCTGATTCGAGTCGGTGCAACTATCGTATTCCTGGAGCAACCAATTAAGCTGGCTGTAATTAGCGATATTGTGAGCGACACAGAGCTAAAGGCTATCTCTACGGATGGTCAGACCGCATCTGACGGAAAGTATGTGATCTTGCTTAACGATTCGTTAACTGTTAACGGCTTAGCTCAAAACGTTGCCGAGACGCTTCGATACTATCAAAGCAAAGAGACTGAGATCGCGGCAGCTATAGATCTGATAAATCAGCTTGATATGAATAAACTTGAGCAAATAGTTGCTGATGTGAATAAGGCGAAATCTGATTCTCAAGCTGCGCAAAATCAGGCTGAATTAGCGCGTGACGCAGCCAACGCTGCGCGTGATGAAACTAACTCAATCAAGAATCAGACACAGCAGATTGTTGACAGTGCTGTCGGTGGAATTAATGCCGCAAAAGATCAGGCTATCACTGATATCGGCTCTAAGGAATCATCTGTCATCTCTCACATCGACACGGAAGAGGCTTCGGCTATTCAGGCAATTAATGATGCTAAAGGTGATTTATCGGTTTACGTTAACGACGCTCAAACGGCAGCGCAAACGGCAACCTCTGCAAAAAACGATGCTCAGGCAGCGCGTGACGATGCCGTAAGATCAAAAGATGCGGCTTCGGTAAGCGCTCAAGAAGCTAAAGACGCAGCTAATAGCATTAATGCCGATAATCTTTTAACTAAGGATGGTAATCTCTCTGGTCTTGTGAACAAAAAAGAGTCTAGAAAAAATATTGGGTTAGGTGAAAATGATGCTGTTAACTTTCTTACTATTAACACCACCGGGGCTATAGGTGCAGGAAGGAACTCATGGGACGGTTCTAACTGGGGTAGTCAGTCCATATTGTCATCATTGATGATTATGTCACCTGATGGAGTGTCTGAGCCAGGGATTTACGTCAGAAAAAAAAATGGCAGTGATGGATATGCTGGGACTTTATTATTTTACGAATATGCAAACTACTTCGAGACTAACAATAGATTCAGATCCAATCAGTTTTTATGCCAGAAAACAACTATGGGTTATAACCAGATGTGGTCCGCTTCATGCTTTCAAGGAAATGCTTTCACCGCCGATAGTGGTGCTGAAAACTATCAATCGCTTGTTGCTGGATCGTGTGATACGAGGGGGCAAGGGTACGTTGGCGGCGTAGCTTTTGGCATGATGACTACGGGCAATCCTGAATGGCCCAGGGCACAAATATCAGTAGGTGCTCAAGATAGGGATGGAGCAGGCAATATTGGTCTGCAAATGCATTTCAGGTTTATGGCTTCAGGGCAAATATCTTACGCTGGACCGCAAGGGGCTGGAAGTTTCCAACAAGTTCCGGCATCTGACAGAAATATAAAGCACAGCATAAAGGATGATGAATCAAGCATTGCATACAACAATATAAAATCAATGAGATTTAGGAACTTTATATTTAACGATGATGAGCAAGAAAGGGTAAGGCGAGGTGTTATAGCTCAGGAGATAGAAGAGATCGACAATCTATATGTTAAGAGAAGGTTGTATGAGAGCCACGAGCTAAACGGGCCAAAAGTTGAAAGGCTTGAGCTTGATACAACTCCTTTATTGCTTGACACTATGAGAGCTTTGCAGGATACAATAAAGAAAGTTGAAGAGTTACAAGAAGAGATAAAAATGTTGAAGTCCAAATGATAAAATCCCCGCAATGCGGGGATTTTTGTTAGAACGGGATATCATCATCGAAAGTTGATTGAGGATTTGGCTGTGGCTGTGATTGCGTTCGTTGTTGTTGCTGCGGTGCTCGTTGTTGATTACCTTGACCTCGTTGACTGAATACCAGTTTCGGAAAATCAGCAGCCTGCAATGAATTGTAAACATTTCCGTTGTGCTCACGGGATGAGATCTTCAACGTCTCGCACGATACTGACACTACGCGACCAACCTGGAATGCTTCACGATACCAGTCAGCAAGACCAGGCTTTCCACCATCGCTAAAAAAGAATGTGTAGTTTGTGTATTCGCGATCGCCATCACGAGGCTTGTAGCTTTCTGCCAGTTCGATTATATAAGTATTCCCGCCATTACGTTCAAGAATCTTAGGCTCTTTTCGGATCTCGCCAGTGATAATATGCATGATTTTCTCTCCTAAAATTTATGGGCGACCGAAGCCGCCCGAGTTGTTATTCAAAGTTGGTTATTGATTGGGATTGTACAGGTTTCGCGCTCGTTGCTTCAACCTGTTTTTTCTGTTCCGGTTTGGCCGGGCGAATGCCGCGAGCTTTTCCGATCTCAAACTTAGCCTTCAGTGCGTTGTAGTGATCCTGAATGATTGACTTGCTCGCTGTGTCAGTCTGGCGGTAAGCATTGGCCCAAACATCCTTCAGTGACTCGATATCTTCACACGCATCAAGTTCTTTCTTCCAGTCCTTGACAGATTTCACCGCAAGCTGCGCGTCGTCGTCACTTTGGCTAATTCCAAGCGCTGCGGCTAGAGAGTAACGTCGCGCATACGTCATTGCAGAACCTACGCCTTGCGGATCGCGTTTTGCAATCGGCATCATCATGAAGAATTTGGCCCACTGCCCTGATTTGTGAATCAGCATAGTTTCAAGATGGAAAGTAGTTTCTGTACTGGTATCCAGCATTGATTGCAGGATCATGATATCGTTGTCGGTTAACGCCGGACTTACTGCCGCCATCATTGCGTCAAGAGTTGCGTATGAATTTTTCAGGTGATTGTTTTTCGCGTCCTTCTTTGCCTTCGCGAATTTATTGCGAGCGTTGAACAGAGCCGGAAGTATTTCGTTTGTTTCTGGTGATAATTGCATCTTAACTTCTCCTGATTGGTGTATGAGGTGCATTATAACACCTCATTAATTATTTGTTTAGCTATTTGTGCCGTTTACTTGTTTTGGTAGCGTACCCATGACGGCGTTTCAAGTTCAATCTCGCTTGCATCGCCAGCGTATCCAGGCCAAACATCCATTTCAGAGCAAGCCTTGTAAGTGTGGACTACGCTAATGTACTGACTGCGCCCGATCCTGATTTGCTCCATAGTCATACGGTAAGCAAGTGCGATGTAAGGCTCTTTTTTCTCCTGCGCAAGCAATCGAACTACGATCGGGATATCTTCCGGAAAGTTTCCTTCAAAAGCGCCAGCCTGGATTGCACGTCGTAGCAGGTCATGCTGCAAGGCCATTTTAAGATAATACCCGTGATTGTATGCCAGTCTCGGGAACTCTAACGGGTTAGCGCTCATCGTGGTTTTGAAGTCAGTGATAATTAGCGCTTCAGGGAAAATAACGTCTTCAAATACCGGATCGCCGCTCTCATCATAACCAGTCAGCACACGACCTGGAACATTCTCTTTGTAGTCCAGATGGTCAAGACGAACCTTAACTTTGACGCCGGATATCTCACCGAAGATTGAGATCTCACGCTGAGCCGTCTCGCTATTGATGCATGCTTCGTGATCCGGATTTTGCTCAAGGATCGCCCTCATCTTCATGCAGGCGTCGTATTTGTCAGCGTCAACCAATTGCTTTCCTTCAGCACGCGCCTCTGCTTCTGCGATCAGTTCGATCAGATACTGAACGTTGAGTTCTTCACCGCAATCAATCATCATTTTGATGAGGTCCGGGTATTGCTTGCCGGATGTACCTTTCAGGCCGAAAGATTTTAATTTTGCAGCCAGTGCGGCTTGTGACGTAATCAGATCCTTGAACTCTGACGGAGCCGGACAACGTGCATACGTTGCAGTAAACAGATCACGACTCTCAAAGTTAGTATGCGACTGAGTGCCAAACTCAAGCGCTTTCGTTGTCTCATTCTTCTTGAATCGCCAGTTAGCCGGGCAAGTTTGGTAGATTTCTGCAAGGCTCGATCCGCTTACATACTCTGCCGCCCAACCTTCGTTACTATGATACTCGTCATTAGAAAGCTGACTTGATGTGAATACTTGGAACATTGCGTTTATCTCCTTCGTTTACGATGAATCCATTATAGCCATTAACGGCGTTTAGTCAATCGAATACATGTAATTGGCGTGTAATTGCGTGTCTATATCGCTCAAGTTACAACCAGTGTCAACGTAATCAATAGCTTAGCACTGTTTTTATGTGGTGTCTATTGTGTAATACTTGTAACAGCATTTTCTTAGAAATACACAGATATCCATGAATAGAATCAATATTGATTAAATTTTGAACATATATGATAGAAATTTGACGAATCAATAAAATCACCTGTTACACGATAGACAACTGTTACACAGCAATAATTATATATATAAAGCTAAAATTAAATATTATCTATCTATATATATTATATAGAGTTTTTATCATATCCCTCTGCGATCGGATGTGGTGTATTTTGTAACACCCGTTACGGTTACAAAAATAGACACCTGTTACACTAAAAAATTGCAATCGTGCTATTGCAATAAAAGTAAATGCGACATACAATGCAATCACACTAAAGACGAGGACATACAAATGAAAAAGTTAATCGCCATTATTACTGCTGCATTCATCCTGACTGGTTGCGCTCAGAATCTTAAAAATGGAGACTGCGTTACTTACACTTACGGATCTTGCATGATGCGATTCGTTGACGGCAAGAAGGTTCCGGCTGGAGAAATAGATATGCGATTCAAAGGTCTGTCATCCGACGACGATCAGGGTAACTTCAGCGGTAAGGTATCAATCAAAACCAAAGAGTGGTAATTATGGGACAAGGAATATACATAAACCTAAATGACGGTCGTCCGGCAATGGAGATAACCTCTGGACTTCGCGCCCCTTCATGGTGCGGACCAATACAAGCGGACGGGGTTGATTCATCTGGATCGGTTTTTGATTTTGGTCTGCAAATGAGTCCAGGATCTACCGCTTTTTGCCTTCCATCTCAGGCTATCTACATAGACGACATGGATTATATCCCGGAGGTGTATTATTTAACCAGCTTTCAGAAGGTTAATGATTCAACCGGGAGAATAACGGTAGGTAATTTTAACGGTCATGGTGGAAGAAGGATGAGGTTTTACGGCAACTGTTACGAAATTCTCCCCGCCCAGGCTGGAAATCAGGGGATGCTTGTTAGCGATTCAACGAACTTCGCGGCGATACCGAATAACGCCAGGTTGATGAGTGCGGCATTTGTTGGAGGCATCCAGGTTAACGGTCAGGCTCAGTTGCCAGTCCAGGGTGTTCCTTTCGGTATGTGGGATAACCCAAATGTAACACTTGAATCTGACGGGAATACAATATGGTGCAGAGACGCAAACTATAACGGTATTGATGACGTTGGCGCGAGCGTATACGTTCAACTCGTAATATTTAATAACACCCCACCACCTCCCGGCCCTGGAATCACTATGAGCAATCCTGCTGGTCAGATTGTTTTCTCAATCGTTCGACGTCCTTTTGTTCTCGGCGGGACTATGGCGATAAATGACGGGTGGCAGTGGTGCGGTGGATTTTTCCCAATACTTAGAACTGGTACAATATGCAGAGTTACAGGTGGATATAATAACATTCGATACAAGGGCGTGTGTATGAGTGGCGGTAACGTGAGAAGCGCCCCCGGAACAAGAGTAGGTAACTATTCCACCCAAAGCGGAGCGCGATTCCCCTTCAATATAAACATTTCAATGCCAATTCCTTTCACTCCAAACATGTATTAAAAAAGGGGCCAATCGGCCCCTTTCTGTTACCATACACCAACAACCACTCGTCCACCGTTAGGTAGGTTAACCGTGATCCCGTTATTGTTTATCTGAACCGTATTGTTTGTCCCGTTGAATGCAAAGGCTCCGTTATTTGCATACAAAGCACCTCTTACGGTTGCGTTCATGAAGTAAGCTGCGCCATTCTTGTTAATATGCCACCCTTGATTTCCATCCCAATTGTTAGACTGAATCGCGTTACCAATCATGGCGTTAGTAATAAATCCATCCTTGATGATCGCGCTACTTAGAATAACCTGGCCATTCTCAACAACGAATGGGTACTGCGTCTGACCATTCATTCCAGTCATGATGGCAAATCGTGATGCCTCAAATAAAATCTGAGCCTTAACCGCAGCGCCGGAACCAATCAGAGACATAGCCATGCCTGCGCTGTATTCCTGCCCGTTGTATTTAAGACCCAATTTGACGCCGTACATTGCACCAGTCGAATCCGCGTTACTCCACGAATCAAGTTTTTGAGAAAGTGCCGCCTCATTATTCCCGAGCCTCGCGCTTAACGACAAGTCAGCTTGCGTTCTCGCCTCAGTCTCGTTTGCTATAGCCTCTCTGATATCAGTCAAACTTGCCTGGATATCATCACCAATCTCTGCCTTGAGTTGGTCAATTTCACGCGATAGCGCTCCAGTCTCAGTCGCTATAACTTCACGCAATTCGCTATTGCTTGCGCTAATCTGATCGTCAAAACTTGCCTTCAACTGCTCGATCGACGTCACTCGCGCCTGCGTCTCATCAGCAATAAGTTTAAGTGATTTCGTGTACTCAGCTTTTCGTTTTCCGTTCTCCTTCTTCATGTAGATCGCGTCTTTGTCATTGGCGAGCGCGTTTTCTATTGCTGCCTCTGCGTTAGCTGCGTTCTGCGCCGCGTTGTCTGTTGCGTTATCAACAAGCCACTCGTAACCCGGCGAGTTTTCGATATCGACAGAAATCTCTCCGATGATATCGTCAACGTTTGTTGATGCCATACCTCTGACAAAATCAGTCCACTGAGACACGTTACCGATCCTGTCAACCGTCCTTACCCTATACCACACAATATTCCCTCCAGGCATCGGTGAGTGATAATACTCATGCTGCGGGTACGGAATCAAAGAAAGCAAACTTGCGTTATCCACTGTTCCATCCGGTGACTGTTGCAACTCTGTATAGGCCGTATCTCCAGAACCATCAGAGAACCCCCATTTTGTACGGATACCAAAAACAACATCATCCGTAGCTGTAAGGTTAATAGGTCGTCCCGGCTCACCTTGTTTACCCGTCAGCGTCGCAGCTACGATATTTGACCATCCTGAAGTCGTACCTGAGCCAGCTACAGATCGAACGCGAACCTGATAGTTTCCAGCGTAAATCCCTTCAACGTAAACCTCTTTGTTTGCCGTCTGCGGAACGTTCTGCCAGTTGCCGTTATCCTTTCGCCACTGGACGTCATAGAAAACTGCGTACGGCACTTTATCCCAGCTAACAATCATCGTTTCTACGCTCATACCCTGGACGATTCTCGACTCTGAGGACACCTGCACGTTTTCCGGTTTAGGGATCTGATCTGGCTCAACGATGCTCGTCGGTCGGTCGTCGATGTTAACTCCGTAATCAATCTCATCGTACTTGTTAGGATCGTACTCAACCGCAGTAATCTTGTAGGTAAACTCTTCATCATCATCACCCTTGTCGATTTTGGTCACGACGTACTGCTGCAACGCAATGTCGGTACGGTCGATTGCGAATACCGTGTTAGGCTTCACAGGAAAGCCAAAGCCGATGTTAACCTCTATAGTCTTACCATCCGCACTAACACTTGAGATTGTGCGCTTCACGGGATTACCATCGGGCTTATTTACGATAATAAAGTCACCTGCGCGAGCATCAACGCGGAACGGCAGGAAAATCTGACTACCGGATACTTCGAGCAAACGCCCTGACAGGTTCATCGTCAAGTTACTTGACCAGAAGTTATCAGCTATTGCTACAACATCTCCGATTGTCGGGATCATGCCCTCAAGTCCGGTAGCGAAGTTTACCGTAGTGCTGCGGAGGTTAGTTTTCAGAATCCACCTCCCGCGTCGGTTGGCCTCGCTTCGACGTGTGCAACCGATCGCTGTAATACTCGTTACGTTGTTCCCAAAACGTAGAGTAGCCTCACGATCGAATACTGGCTCAACGTCCTGCTGATACATGTTTTGTTCATCATCAAACATCACATTACACGTCGTGTACATGCTCTTTTCGCTTGCGAACGTGTAGGAGAAGTCACCATTAACCACGTTGTCGTTAGTGAAGATGTACGCAGGTTCACGCGGCCTGTCGATGATTACCGAAATGCTTTCACCATTCCAAAAGCTCATGCCACGGAAGATTGAGCAAATATCTCGAATCACCTTGTACGCATCAGTCTGTGACTGAATTATCACGTCACAAAGGTAGCGAGGCTCCGTACCGCCTTTACCGTCAGGAACCATCTGATCGCAATATTGCGCCGCCTCATATAGCGCCCATTTATCGACAGATATTCCAAGCTCTTTCTGATCCAGCCCATAACGCTGATTAATCATCAGGTCATAAAGCACCCAAGCCGGATTATTCGTCCACGCCTTCTTAAAAGTTCCATCCCAATTTCCGTTATAAGTTCGCGATTCTGGATCATAGTTTGACGGAACGTTTACAATCTTCCAGCGCTTACGAATTGAGATCGTAGGCAACTGGTTTGGGAACATCTTCGAATCGAACTCGACAAAAAGAAGACCAGTCAGAGGGTAACGGAATTTAGCATCAATCACCTCGGCATAGCTCTTTACTTGAATCGCGTCAACAACGTTCGAGTCTTTAGAGTCTGGAGTTTTACGAACGACTCTGAATATCACCTGATTATTGAAGTTAGGTAGGTTTACACGTCTGCTTCGATCGTAACCTGACATTGTTTTGCCTTCGATTACATCGGTGAGCACCGTCTCAAACGAGCCGCCATCAACAGCTTGTTGCACCTCATACTCAACTCTTACGCCGTTTTTATCACCGTTGCTTTCAATTCGTACGCCGCGAGGCATAAACATTTTGATACGGATTGCCGAAAGTGTTTTGTTGGTTACTGAGATCGTGTATGGGTTATCTGTAGTAACCTCACGGTTTACAGTTACCTCACTAGAGCTATCTTCCATCCCCTTGATATATTCCTGAGTCTGCGTCCCCGGCCTAAACTCTGCCTTTACTCCCTCGAAGTTAAATGAGCCATCCTCGTTTTGCACCGGGACTGAGTTAAACATCAACTGCTTTAGGCTGAATGTTTCGTCAATCTCGCCATCAGACACAGCTAACAGGATCTTGATTTTGTTGATTGAGATTAGATTATCTTCCATCTCAACTGGCTTATGCGGCTTAGGTGAACCGCCTTTCGATCCGCTTATCACTTTTTGAATCATGATGTTTACCTTTTTGTGCTATTTATCGGTGAACCCATTATACAGGCGAAAAAAAACCCGCGCAAGGCGGGTATATTTTAACTCATATCCTCGGCATAGGAACCTGCTGAGAAAGTTGCGCCACCTCCGGCGCGATATCCATACGGGACCGGGAGAGGGTATCCCGCCGCCGTCGTATTGACAGCACCGCCGAACGCGTACGAAGGTTTATTCTTGCTTGATTGAACTTCAAAGTTTGCCCCTCCAGGCTGCGGTGAAATCATCTGCATCACGCCTCCCAGCACCATAGCGCCGCCCATCATAAACAGAGAAGATGACATTGTTCCCATTAATGCCAGAGACGCACCTCCAGTATAGAACGCCGCAACCATTATTGCCGCCCCCAATACAACTTGGAATAGACCGCCTGACTTAGAACCAGTAGGGATGGGGACAATCCTTATCTCTTTGGCGCACTTGAATTTTTCCTCTTCATGGTGTCCAACGTTAACGCCATCCACAAATATTGCAAACTTGCTACGTGATCCGACTTCACTCTGCATGTATTCTTTAAATCCGTCTACCTGACTGGATAGCGCTCGGATAGCTTCCGGGTAAGAGTCGATAGCGAATCTGTGAAAGACGCCGAAGCGTCTCCCAAGTGAACCGGATAATTTGATCACTTTTACATCATTCATAATTTAAGATCCTTATGGCGAACAATTAAAACTGTGTGATCCTGATACCAGCCAGAATAAATATCACGACGCGATAGCTTTCCGAATGCGTGATGCAAGATCTGATTATCACCCAGGTAAATCCCCGCATGGTTCCACACCGGAACATTTTGCCCTATTTGCATGATTACCATATCACCAAATGAAGGATTATTCTGATCTGGAATTTCAACAAATCCATCTTGCCTGTAATAGTCCTGATAGAGATTAATTCCGTACTCAGGTTTCCACCATTCAAAATTCAACCTTCGATCGCGCAATTCTACGCCGTGCTCTTTGTGCCAAGCCATAACAAGACCGTAACAGTCAAATGAGCCTAACGACCACGGACGACCAATCAGAGGTAATTTCTCAGGCTTCACAAATCGCATATCTCCTTCCGGTACGCTAACAATAATCCATGTCACTTCCATCTCATTACACATGCACGTATCGTGAGCGCTTGGAAGAGTTGTAGCCCCGTCTCCGGTGTGGCTGTGAACAATTGCGATCGTAGTTGATTCCGCATCGTCCTCAATACATGCGTATTGCACTGCGTCCATCATGAAGTGATTTTCAGGATCGCGGTGTACATTATCAACGCGATGGTATTTTTGCACGCGGCCCTTTTGGGTGACTACCCCGCAGCATTCTCGGGGGTATTCTTCATGAGCGTGAGTCATAATTTCAAGTTTAATTTTTGCACTAATCATTGATTTTTCCTCTGTAGTGAAGCGACAGCGCAACCGCCAAAATCCAATTCATTGTTTGCGCCGAACCGCAGGCGGCAGGCCGTTACTGTTCCTGGGCAAAAATCAAGCGAAGGATCATCTACAGGATTATTGTCTTTGTCAAAGTAACCATTTTGCCCGTTGTATCCGCAACCTTTCCCGGTTTTATACCAGCCACGCTGCGCCCAATAGCAAACGCTTTGCGTGAGTCGTGACGGTATCATGATTCCATCCATATCATACGGCGACGTGAGATCGAATCGTGCAACACTCTTATCGACATAGCTCGGGCGTTCGATATAGTATACCAGCTTCCGATAAGCACCGTCAGCGATTGAGCCATCAGGTTTAATCAAGTCCTTTTGAGTTATCCAGATTGTCACCTTCGCCTGCATCAATCCGTTATACGCGCGAATCATCGCAGACACTCTACTATCAATGTTTGCTACCGTTAATTGTGGTTTTGTGGCCTTGCCTGAACTGTCGAACGAGATCCCTGATATACCGAACGGTCGCGCGCCGTACTGTTCACCACGGAAGGTAATTTCTTTCGGCGGTAGCGTTCCTGTTTGCTGGGCCTGCATGATTTCTTCTGGAGTGTACTGGATATTCTCGCCGTGAAATCTGTACACCTGAGCACCGAACTTACTACCATCAACTTCAATAAGGGTGATTATTTCGCCCGGATACAGTGATTGTAGGCAGTTGTGAAACAGGCTTCTCCCGCTTTCTTCATCATAAAGTTTTTTGTTTTCGCTCATTGATTTTTCCTCTTGTTTACCTGCAACCATTCTACAGCTACAAAAAAACCCGCGCAAGGCGGGCTTTGTTATGTGGCGCTATTCCATAGATGTAAACTGCTCAATAAACGTTACGTTAATCTCCATCACTTCGCGTGATACTGGCTTCGCCCCCAGGCTGTTAGGCTTGACAACCCATACTCCGATCTTCCCGTCCGGCGGCGTCCATGCGAACGGCTTAATGCGGTGAGAATCGCAGAAGTCGTAAACAGCCATGAAATCTTCCCCGGCATAGACAACTGAATACTCGCGTCGAGTGGTGTTAAATCCAGACGATGCAAGCTGCATGTAGCCATTACCAAACTGGATGGAGCGGTCGTTATTGGTAGTAGTAAGGGAGCCACCGCCCCCTTGAACCTGCGTACACCAACCGAAAGTGTCAAGTGTCGCCATTATTAACCTCCTGTTTTTTCCTGAATGTAATTATAAACCTCGCCGCCCTGAGAACAAGACTCACGAATCATTTTTTTGAACATCATTTCTACACCCTGAGAAATGCCTCTCGGATCTGAACCGTTGTCAACTTTAACCTCCATACCACTAACGTCAACGACCGTCCCACCTGCTGATTGGTTTACTGCCTTCGGTGCTGCTTTAGATGCGTTAAATCCAGATGTTGCCACACTACCAGCTGCGGCAGCAAGAGAGGTAACGGCAGCGCCAGATGATAAAGACCTAAAACCGGAGGCGGCAGGCGTAGGAGTTGCCTGTGATGCCGCAGAAGCACCAGACGACGCCACTCCAGCAAAGCTCCACGTCTTACCTCCCATCATGCCTGAGATCGTATTGAAGATTACCATCTGAGCAATCATCTTAATAATCATGCTAATGATGTTTTTCGCAAAGTCCTCAAAGTTTGCCTTACCTGTAGTCAGGAATTGAGTCATCATATCACTCATTCCGTTAAGTGAACTTGACGCGATATCATATACGTTACCATACATATCCATTGCAGAATCGCCGTAATCTGCAAATGCGCTTTCAGCACCTGCCAACCAGTCAGCACGCTTGGCATCTTCCGCAGAATAGTAATCATTTTGTGCTTTGATCATGTTCTGGAGTTTTTCATCTCCTTCGCTGCCACCTGCATTAATATAATCAGTGGTGATCTTAGCCAACTCAGCTTGCCGTTCCATTTCTCGGGTGCTCATCCCGCGAGACGCGTTTAGCTGCTCTGTAGCTGCCGTCAAATCATTAACAAATTTCAGTGATTTATCGGTAAGAGCGTTCAACTGCTGCTGCTTAACAATCTGATCGCCAATCTCAGCCTTCTGTTTCGCAAGCTCTAAAACTTTCTCCTGATTTGCAAGTAGTGCTTTTTCTTCCGCAGACAACTGACGCTTAGAACTAGCCTCGCGAAGAACAGCGATCGTAGCCTCAGTAGTAAACAGCGCCTTTCTCTGCGCGGAAAGTTTTTGCCCGATCTCCTTGTGCTCTTGCAAAACCTTAAGCTGCGCTTTTAGTGAAATTAACTCCTTATCGAATTGCTCTGTAGGTGAGCGTAAAATTTTCGACTGCTTATTTCGCTCACGGTTTCGCTTTTCGATCTCTTCAGCTTCTTCCTTGATAGCATCCTTAGTTTCCTGGATGTACTGCTTCTCAAGGGTACGACGCTGCTTCATTGCTTCAACGTATCCCATCTCACCTTTTTCAACACGGGCGTTAATGGCATCAAGCTCTGAAGCCAACTGTTCGTAGTTGTCGCGAGAACTTTTTACGATGTTCTCCTGCTCCTTCAGCACATCAGCACCAAAATCACTCATACCAGGCAGTGATTGCGTGGCCTTGATTGCAGATGCTATAAAGTTTGAAATGTACTCATCACCCTTCGCTAGAATCATTTTTACCTGAATTACCGTCCCCTGAACTACGTCAATAATCAGGTTTAATGCCCCGAGAGTGTGATCCCCAACCCACCCCCACGCATCAGAGGCCCACTGCTTAATATCGTTCCACATTTTTTCAAGAGGTGTGGCATTGTCTGCGATCGACTTCATTCGCTTTTCCATAACTTCGGCGAATAATTTCGTTGCTTCAGACACTGCCTCCGTTTCACCCTTAGTACGGCTTAGCGTATCGATATATGTCAGTTGTCCTTTTTCCAAAAAGTTGTATTGCTCGTTAAGTTTAGCCAGACCCTTTACAGGATCGCTTGCGATTTTATCGAACTCAGCAATGATTTTACTTGCTGATTTTCCTGTTGCTGTCGACCACTCGGCGGTAGCTTTTGTGATGTTCTGAATCTGCTCTCGCGTATATTTCCCCGTACTGGCAAGTTCAGTAACAATCTCACGAATGCTTGAAATTGTTGAGTTGCTCGTCTGAGCTACCTTTTTAGCAACAGAATCAAGGTCTTCAGCCGTGACTCCTGCATAACCTCCAGTCTCAACAAGAGCATTCTGCATATCAGTTATTGACTTGTAAGAGTCATAACCAGCTTTCGCGAGAAGACCTAACGAACCAACTAGAACACCAATACCTGCTGTGACCGGATTAATATAACTGAGCAATACCTTAAACGTGTTGCCGATCCCGCCGAAAGAATCCTTAATCTGCCCTCCCTGCTGGATAGCAACCATCCATACAGGCATACCAGAAGCAAGAGACGTTACGACGTCTGTGATCTGCGCAGGAAGCATTCGCATTGCCTGCCTATATTGCCCTGCGCTAATGCCTGCGGCATTCATTGCCCGACCCTGATCTTTCAGTTTTGCGATTAGTGGCGCTGCTTCTTTCGATAAGCCAAGCTCAGCCGCTTTAAGTTCCATCAATTCAGCGTGAGTCTTGCCGATCGCGTTAACTTGACCATTCAGGGCATCCATGAATGCCTTGCTTCGTGCTGCCGCCTGTTCTTTTGCTTTCGCTTCCTGCAATGCCGCCTGACCCTCTTCCGTCAGCATCGCACGACTGCGAGCAAGTTTTGCGTTTTGCATATCCAGCATTTCACCTAAACGGAAAAACGTGCCATCTGGAATAACGCCTTGCTGCCAGAGTTTATCAAGCTGCTGGGAAGCAACTTTTAACCTCTCCATTTTTGCAACTGTAGGATCGATTGCTTTCTCTACCGCTTCGTACTCTTTTCTCTGTCGCTTGAGTTGTTCTGCGTGTTCTTTAGCCTTCTGCTTCGCTACTTCTGCCTCATTGATTAAAGATCCCATAGAGTCAGCGGCCTGGTCGTTGGCCCTTGAAAACTCTTTCAGTGACTTGACGGCGCGCTGTACTGTTGACACGTCAACGTCAAGAGACAAACCTGCTACTTTATCAACCATATAGCCCCCTATATACGAAAAAACCGCCAAACGGCGGCTTAGTTATTCTGCTTAGCAATCATTTCAAGCGCTTTCGCTTCCATGATTCTAACGTCCTGCAATGCCAGTTCTTCATCATCTATTTTATAGATTTTGAACAGCATAGGCAAAACATTATAGTCAAGACCATAAGCTCCAGCGCCTGAACTTCTCCACTGAGTGAGCATTGACGTAAAAACATTCCACGCCTTCACCATTTCAGCGTCGCCAATTATCGTTTCCGGTTCCTCGTCTTCATAGTCAGAAAGACTGAGGCCAACCGATCGTAATTGCTCTTCTGTCGGCGGTTTCTGATATAACAGATAAACCGCCCTTTTTAGTTTTTTGCGCGGTGTCCGGCGAGCGCCTTGATGTAAGTTGCCGTCAGATTGTACGCTGCGGAAGGGTAATACTGTACCAGTTTACGCGCATTCTCTTCGTTAAATTCTTCTTCCAGATTCCACCCGGACGCGATCTTAGTGATGAAATCGCTATCATTCATTTCTCCCTGTTTAGTGTACATATCCTGTACTTCTTTACTGGAAAGGTGGCGCACGGTAAAAATAATCGTCGCATCTTCACCGTTTGGCATGGTGAAAGTAACCGGAAGTTTGAAGTCTGGAAGCTGGCCCAGCACAAAATTGAATTTAGCCATGATGTTCTCCTGATTGGTTGATAGCACTTTTTGTTAAAAGTGAAGTGAATAAAGTTGATACGATGATTCTACAGAAATGAAGAAGGGGGCGCAAGCCCCCCTATGGATGTGATTTAGGCACCTGGAGATGCCAGAGTGGATGAAACGAAAGTAAAATCACCTTTCAGGGATACGGCGAGTTGTACTGTTTCCATTTCGTTTACTTGCGTAGATGGAATGTCGTTAAAAGACAAGATACCAGCCCACATGCGCATCTCGTTCGCTTTTGGAACATACATCCGAACCGCAGTTACCTGACCAGAAGAATCCAGCTTACGCAGAATAGGGTAGATCGGGTTATCAAATTCGTGCGCGAAAGTATACGTTAACGAGATCGCAGATTTAAACGTTGGGATCTGCTGTTCTTTGTCATCTGACAAACACTGATAAGTGTAATACTGTTGCTCGCCTCCGTCCTGACCAATCTCCTGTACGCAAGGGATCTCAGTCCAGCCAGTAACTTTTGCAAAGCTCATCGTGCCGCCAGCCGGGAAAACAAGAGTATCCGTTGTGTCAATGCCAGCAAGTGTAATTTCCGTTTCTTGAGCATCAGTCACAATAAGAACTCGACTGATCATCTTAGCCCACATTGACTGAGTTACAATAACGTAATCACCTTTAGTCAAGTCTCCCTTAGATGCAACTGTAGCAACAGGATTTTTTGCGTTAGTGACAGCGGTTGCCTCGATCTCTTCTCCGCGAGAGGTTTCCACGAAAATTTGCGCGCCATTTGGTAAGTGCATAATTAAGTCTCCTTTGTGTCTACTCGTACCGTGAAGCGAACTGGAATCATCCATCCGCTTTCATGTTTAACAATTTGATGCACGATTGCACCCTCAAAAATATAACCAACGTTAAGCATTTTACCATCTTTGAAAAAATCGGCAATCTCTTTTGCTTTCAATCTTGCCTCATCAACGCCGGAACCAGGAGGGAACACAACTCCGATCTGAACTATTGCGATGTAAGATTTACACTTTCTGTCAATTGATAGATAAAGCGTATCGCCTTCAATGTAGTTGAACCTTAGCCACATGCCGCCACCCTTCGGCGGTGTAAAGTTCCTGTTTTCCATGTAGTGAGGAAAGTCTCTATACTTCGACAGAAAGGCGGCGCGCGCCGCCGCTGATAACTCATAGTGCATTTTGTTGTCTCCTTGCTTGCTTTATTGCGTCTGCCATATACGATCGCAATCTCAATGCAACCAGTCCGACTACGCCGTTTGGTGCTTGTTGTGAATGACCGTACTCAAGAGAGTTTGCATAAATCAACATGTTTGAGAAGTGAACGGATGTTATCGCGCCTCCACGGCTGAACATGCCATAAGTTTTGGCTTGCTCCTCACTACGGACGACGCCGCCAGTTTTATCGTATCTATTTAATGCGTAGTTGGGGATTTCGTTAAAAGTTATCTGCCAGTTACCCTTAAATCGCCCTGTGTCGACAGGAGAACGGCTAACGAGCGCATCGTGAATATCCCTTACGAATATCTCAATGGCATGTTCTAACGTGCTTTCAGCGGCCTTAATCCACGCATCAATCTCGCCTTGAAATCTACGAATCTGATAATTAGCCACCGACTGATACCCTCCGCAATACTGGACGATAGGCGACTGGTTTCAGTGACGCCTGAACCGGGCGAGCATCAACGACAACATGACGAATGCCATCAATCTCTATATAGTCACCTTCGTTTATTTCATGATCATTATTGAAAATCCCCAAAATATCTGATGCGCGGATAGTTTCCCCGTCAATCTCACGCGCACTCGGTCTTCGCGTCGTGCCGGATATTGGAATAACCTGCTCCATAGGCGGGATCTCGAATCCGTTTTCATCATATCCGTATTCACCTTGCTTTATCAGGTTCATAGGTCTTGAAGGATCGGTGAAGAAAGCTACGCCTTTACGAGCCATCCTTTCAATCTGTGAGTAGTTCATTGGTGGCATCCTCCACGGAGTCCTGTCATTAATGCGAATCGACCACGGCGTCGCGCTTTAAGTTGTTCGAAAATCTTACCCCACGGCGTCGATAACATCATGTTCTCTGACTGGTTCTTCGTCACCTCTCCGAAAGTCTGGCTAAATTCACCGCTCAGGGAGAATGACGTAACGCGTCGTGAGTACGATTCAATATCCTCATCTTCACCTTTTAGCGCACCATCAAGAAAAGCAAGGTGCAATGCATAAAGAGCAAGCGCCTTGACGTATGCATCTTTAAAGGTCTTCTGGCATACAAATAGCTCAGCCATTTCTACCCACGCATAAAGCGTTTCGTCTGGAACCTTGCGAAGTGCCGGAACCAGCTTTCGCATTTGCTCAATAACTGCAATTAAATTTTCTTGATTCATAATTTACCCCCATAAAAAAAGGCGCTACGTGAGCGCCTTGATGATTAATATTCGCCGCCGTCCTCAAGCTCTTTAACGCTTTTGCTATCCCACGGATCTGGCTTAGTGATCTTTGCCATTTCATCGCGGATTTTGCGGTTGGTTGCACTGTCGTCTTTAACTTCGATTTCTTCGCGAGCAATCAAGCAACGCAGGCCAGGTAAATCAAGAACGGAAGCCGGAAGCGTGACCTCTTCATCTGGAAGAACTTTAGCAAAGGAACCATCTTCAAGACGGAACATCTGAAGAGCCACACCAACGTTTACGATAACAACAGTTTTTTCTTTAGCCATTTTGATTTCTCCAATAAAAAAAGGGACTAACTAAGTTAGCCCCTATAATATTACACGCCAGTGATTAAGACAATAGTCATCGGGCGATAAATTGTAAGACCAGTGCACTTAGAGGTGCAAGGCACTTTAAAGTGCAAGTCTTTCGGCTGCGCTGGCAGCATGTTAAACGCTTCCGGGATCTCGATGGACATATTCATCGGATTTTTTTCGTACACCAGCACGCCTTTAGTACCCGCACCGTCGATATCTTCAAGCTCTGCGATAGAGTCGATTTCGATACCCGCATTCTGAGACTTGAAATAGTCCAGGTAAGACATGGTAGTTTCAGGCATACGGATCGCCAGAACCTTACGCATAGACGGCGGGATCAGGATGTTGGTAGCTCGGTGATGACCGCGCGTAATCGTCTCGATGGTTTCGATCGCCTGAGTCAGTTCAGCCTCTGCTGTTTCCGGTTTCGGAGTTGCGGCATTCATCCACTTACCCGAGGTAATTTTGGTGATGTTCGGATGATTGAACACGGACACGATCTTGTGCGGAGCAGAACCTTTGAACACCAGGCGGTTAACCAGTTGGTCGTGTGCTAACTGACACGCGCTTGCCTTGCGAGTTGACAGTGGGCGACCAGTTGCCTGACCTGCTTTGATTTCATCAATTGAGATCAGATACGCGTTACCCAAACGAAATACCTTACCGAACTCAGAAGTACCCAGGGCATCAACAAGCGGCAGGTCATCTGTATAGTCAGCGATAATCTGCGCAGTACCAACCTTATCAAAGGTCATATACTCAAACGTCTTGTCGGTCGGAGAAAGATCGGTAGTAACCGGAAATACTCGCAGTGCGGAGCCTACCGGGTAGTCTTCTTCATAGGACTGGCTCTTGATGCGGTGTAGTTCCTGAGCGGTCCAGATACCCATCGTTGCTGCTGCATCCTGTTTTACGCCAGCCTGGATCAGATACATTTCAACATTGCTTTTATCTGCTTCATCAAATTTTTTAGTAGTCATGATTACTTCTCCGTAGTTAATAAAAAAGCCGTGATTATGTTCACGGCTTCAATAATAGCACTTTTTGTTAAAGCGTCAAAGTGTTTTTATGTTATGACTCTTCTTCGGCTGGCGTAGCATTAAAGACATAAGCGATCGATTCTTTAGTTTTGCTGGCATCGTTAGCCGTCCAATTTACGCTTACGCTACCTGCCGCATCTCCACCAATTGGAGTAAGAACGCCAGATTTTGGATCTATTGTCGCAACATCTTCAGCATCAACAGACCACACGCCAGTTTTATTAGTGGCGTTGTCAGGTTTCCACACGCCAGTTTTATTAGTGGCGTTGTCAGGTTTCACAGCAACGCTAAATTGCACGGGTGCATTGTTTGGCTGAGGACTCTCCTTGTTAGTGGTAATCGTCGCAGACTCAACAAGAACCACAGGAGGTGGTGGAGGTGGAGTAATGAAAGAATTTTGCTTCACCTGCACCTCAATAATGTACCCGTCATCGTGCTTAACAAACCCGCCAGCAAATGTCCAACCTACGGAACCAGAGCTACCAGTAACAACACCACCAGATCCAAATTGTAACTTTGAGAATAAGGCCGGAGATTCATCAAGAGAAGTAAGTGTCCACATGCGACCATGAGAAACGACATTGCAAACTTCACCGTCTAATATTTTACCGCTCAGGTGTTCGTATTGTGAACGGAAAGCGATACCGTAAGGAGTTCCACCATCAGCAAGCGCCTTTACAACCTTCACTCCATCAACGATCCCGACAACCTGAACCGCAGCGCCGAACTCAATATCCCCCTGAGCAACACAAGATCCATCAATGTTGTAGGTTGAAGTATCAGAAAGATTGCCCGGACACGCTGGGCGCAACATTAAATTTTCGTAAGCCATAATAATTTCTCCATAAAAAAAGGACTATCCAAAAAGGATAGTCCCCATATTAAACTCTAATTACAGTTGATGCAACTGAACCTCTACAAGCTGAACGTCTTTGTATTTAGTCCAACCGCCAGCGTAAGTCCATGTAGTTTCGATCGTGCCATCAGATTTCTCTTGACCGTCAACGTCGAGTTTTACGGCGGTTCCGAAAGTTGGTGCTTCTTCTGATTTTGAAAGCATCCATACTCGCCCGGAGGTCATGACGTTGATTGCGCCGCCTTCTTCATAAACCATTTGGTTTTTAGAGTTCACAGTCTGCCAGTGAGATCGAATAGCTACACCGTACGGAGTGGTTCCGGTAGTAAGAGCCTTAACCAACTTATGACCATCAACCGCCTGAGCTTGAACGACTTGTACGGCAGCGCCAACAAAAACATCACCTTCGTTAACGACACAAGCGCCGTCAATGTTGTACTTGGAAGTGTCTGCAACCATACCCGGAAGGGCGATCGCCATATCGCGCTGATAAGATGCGTTAATTTGTGCCATAATATTTCCCCTTACATTACTTTGCTTAAACGTGAATTTGGCGTAACAGGCGCGGCGTCGTTTTTCTCTTCCGGCTTACCGCCTTCGATAGAGTCGCCTTTTACTGCTTTACGCTGAATAGCCATGATATCAGAATCTTTAGCAACATCAAACATAGCGTCGATATATGCATCAGATTTTTCGCTCACATCTTTGTTCAGCATTGCTTTGACTACTGCGACCTTAACGTCTTTGATTTCAAGGCCATCATGCTTAACGCCTGCGGTTTCTGCCACTGCGGTAACTTCTGCACGTGCTGCGGCGTCAGCTTTCTGCTTCTCTACTTCTGCTTTTACCAGTTCAGGGATAGAATCAACCTTAACCTTAAGAGCGTCGCGTTCAGCTTCGAAGCCATCGGCTTTCCCCTGAATGGTGGCAATCTGTGCGGTTAATTTTTCGATGTGGTTAGCAACGTCTTCGGTTACTTCCACATCAACGGAGTCGATCTTGATTTTTTTCATTTGCTTGTCCTCGTTAGTTGATTGAACGTTATTATCATACGGAAATTCCTGTTCAGCATCAAGGTTTAATTTAGCAATTCCAGCACGACCCTTGAAAACTAGTGCGATATGGTTGACCTTGATATTAGTCTGTACCGCGTCAAATTTAACCCATCCTTCCGGCGGCGCTTCATCCTGCTTCATATCCTCTTCGAAGATATACTCCCCCGTCTCGTTAGAACCCCATCCAGGCTTATCAATATCTACTGACGTGTAGCCAACAGATAATTCACCCGCTTCTTTTGCTTTAGCTTTGCTGATCGCGTAGTCGCTGTAAATACTCAAAGGAACTTCAACGCCAACCCCTGAAGCAATACCAGCGCCAGCACACGATCCGACAACAACGTCCTTAGCATTCTGCGGAGTTACCGTTACGTGACCGACAGTAATTGGCTTACCTGCAAAACTTTGCAAGGATTCTTGCTTGAAAACTTCGGATGCCGGACGGAACTCAACGCGATCGCCGTGTGGAGTCTTGTAAACCTGAGCACCGATTCGCGCCACGATGGGGCGATCAACCAAAAAACCATTATCATCAAAGTGAGCCTTGATTTTTACCGAATCGAATCTTTGCTTTGCCTTCATTTTTAATCTCCTGTGGAAAAGTCTGGAACAGCCCAACAACGGCAGTTGTATTCTTCACCAGGGAATACGTGATCAGAATCTACCGCTATTCGCTTACCTTCCCATCTTACATGCTTTTCACGTTCTCGTAAATCCATCACCCCGTGCCAGAAATAGTAAGAGACACCAGCATCTTTTATGCGTTGGCGCATTAGTCTACTGTTCCATGTTCCGACAATTCCAGACGCTCTATTTTTGGCCCAATTACGGTAAATACCAAATCGCTCCTTAGCAAGTTCAACAACAAAATCCTTGCTTTTACCCTGACCGGATGCTGCACGAAGTTTATCAGTGAAATCAGTAACCATGTTGGCGGCAAATTTCCTGATAGAAGTAGTCACCTGCGATCGCCACAGATTATATTGTCCTGAGTACCAGCTTTCGGCAGCGGTAGGACCAATCAGGGCAAGTAGCATTACGGCCTGATTCTTCTTCCCTCCAGAGTTGCGAGCGATACGCAACCACTGCCTAGAGTTGAATTTATAGATCGTGAGCGCAACGGATGATAGAGAACCGATAATCGGCGCGATGAGCGATTCAACGTAATCAAGCAATGACCTTTCTGCCTGGTCTATCTCTTCGTCGGTAGCGTCAAATTTCATCGGCTTTAATTCGTCACGCATTTTTTCAGTTAGTTTGGCTGCTACATCCTGTAGGGAGCGCGACATAGCGCGCTCGCTCATTTCAGGATAGCGCCACTGAGTAGCAACGCCATTAATTTTCATCTTCTAACTTCTCCCCCAATCCCGGCTCCGGTTCAGTTGTTTCTTCCGGTTCGCGAATATTGATGTTATTACCGTCCTTGAGTTTAAACTCAGGAGCGATAGAGCGCAACGTATCGCGAGCCTCCTCCAGATCGATGATTTGCTCAGTGATGGCTTTCGTCACCGACTCAATATTGTTCTTCGTGATCTCGGATTCTTCTTTCTTGCTAGGGACCGACAATGGCTCAAACTCGATCGACCATTCTTCTTCATCAACAATGAACGGCAACAAGAACTCAAGAAGCGGCCTGTAATCTTCCTCACGCTTGCGATCGACTAACTTATAGAAAGTCTCAAGCGCCGTGTTTTGGCTCGCTGATACGCCGCCTACGTTCTTATTCTTGATGATAATCTCATGAATCCCGGATAGGGAGACAATGCGGTCCATCTTGCTTGATAAGAACTCAGGGACTCCGCTGATATCAGAGTTGAGAACGTCGTATTCTTCCGTCTCAGCGTCGATACCGATCGCGCGACCTACACCGGAGTTATCATCAACCTGAGCAAGTCGCAGGCGCGCCGCATACTGAGCGTCGTCATCATCGCACATTTCGGCAAGACCTTTGACCTTCCATACCGCCTGTTGCTTACGCCGCAAAATCTGAGTCGCAAGTGATTCGCAATAGTCGTAGTCGCAGATTGCATCAATCAGTGACTTATTCAAAACGGAAGCACCCCACCCCTGATTCTGTCTTCTAATCTGAGGGGTAACTCTCTCACCATCAGCAATGAAAATTCTCGTGTGGTGGATTAAGTAAGGTTGAACATTGTCACCTGGCGACACCTTATAGATCTCAGGCTCACCATAGCGAGGCGATCTCGCATTGGTTACTCTTTTTTCTATTGTAATTGAGAACCTATCGTAAACACGCACACCTTCAAGTTTAGCCCCAGGCTTAACTGGGCTGGTTAGCATTCTGTTGTCATTAATGATTGCTACAATAGCCGCTCCACCGTATAGGCGCGCCCAGCAAAGAACATCAACCAAGCTAGGATCAATTTTGTAACTATCCCAAAGAGATTTGAACTCTTTTTCATCCTTAACGCCTGAAATTTTAAAACCAGCCGTCACCATTTCTTCCGGGATCACATCTACAATTCGTTTCGCCGTGGCGTTATCGTTATAGAAAGATCCTACGTGATATGATGCGTCTGACATAAAAAATGGCTTTGGTGAACCGTCAGCACCGCCGTTAAAGATATCGTTATATCCATCATGTTTAACAATTTTCATGTTTCCTCCAATAAAAAAGGCCGTCAATTGACAGCCTTGATTATATCTCATTTATTACCGCTTAACCATCCCGGCAAGTCGCTTCATTCGCTCGATAGGATCGTCAATAGTCAGCAATTCAATGTTCGCCGCATCCATGAAGTTATCGACAATGTCATCATGCGGATGTGTGTCATCATATGTGAAAGCGCTATGCTCTGCGATGATTTCCGCAAGCATAGGGTGCTCTTCTGGAAGAACTACACGCCCTGCCTTAATGACTGGTTGAGCATCCATCGCTCTGGTAACTTTATCTTTGTTGCGTTGCAATGGTGTAATTGAGATCGGGGTCTTTTTCCTTAAGTTCTGAATCAAGCCCGTTCCGCTCGCTTTATCTTCCACGTAGATTTTGCGAAGCACGCCCATTGATTTATTGTGCCTCCATGCCTGATTCACAAAGGCGGTAAATTGTTTCTCCATATCAGGCGCTTCCCACTTGCCGCGAATGCCGTCGATAAAGTAAACCTTATCGTTTTTCTTACCCCATAAACAAAAGACTGTGTAGTCGTTTAGCTCGCCCGTCTTCTGAGCGGTATCCGCTGTGATAAAACGGTAATCATATTTACCAGGATCTGGCTCGTCAGCGTCAAGGCTGCTGCCGTAATAAGTCCACCACTCCGAGTTAAACACGGAGCCACCAAGCGCAATCGGCTTCTGCTGATACTGAGAGTCAAAGGTGTACTGGTCCGCTTCTCGCAAGGCTAACAGGTCGTGAACACTTTCCTTGCTGGGCCAGAATGAGTAATGCTTAACTCCATCCAACTCTACATATTCAGACGACAAAACGTCGCGCTCAAAGTAAGGCTGTAACCAGTCAGGGAGCGTCTTTCCGTATTCTTCAGTAACCAGTGCCGGAATTGAGATCTGATCAAACTCAATACCCATGCCGCCATTCATCATGAACCACGTTGAGTCCTGCGCATGTAGTCGCTGCTGAATTGCAATAATAGGCGTCTCGTTATGCATACGACGGGATCGAATGGTGTTTTTCAATAGCATGTGCGTACGCTCACGCTTAACCTTTGAGAACATATCATCAGGCTTGTCGATATCGTCGAGCATTACCATCCCTGAGAATCCCGGCATCATGTAGCCACCACGCGAACCAGTAATGCGACCGCCAGCCGCAGCGGATATCAACTCAAACCAAACCTTTCCGTCTTCGTTAAGAACCTGCATCTCTTCATCTTTCGATGTGCCAAATTTGCAGGGCCATAATTCCTGGAACTCGTTGCTGCTGATAATCTCACGGACGCGCTTACTGTTACGCTTAACTAAGCTGTCGGCAAACGACACGTTAAGGTTTCGCACCTTCTTACACTTGAGCATTGCGTATACCGGAAGGTGTATTGAGAACACCTCAGTTTTACCGGAGCCTGGCGTGACGTTAAAGATAGTATTACCGCGTCGGCCTGCAATAATTTCCTCCACTTCGTGACAGAGGTAAAGGTGATGCCAGTTAGGCTGGAACTGCTGCGCCTGCATAAGCTGGAACCAGATCCGAATCATTTTTTCGAAATTGGCCTCGCTCATTTTTTTGATCGCCAACTTCTGAGTTGCGTCGAGTTCTTCCCATTGAATCATGTCAATTCTCCTGTATGGGCGCTTGCGCGCCCGTAACGTTAAAGCATGTCAAGAATACTGTTTACAGCCTCTTTCATTGCGTCCTCAGTAGTGGCGACGGTGGTCGACGCTGAAGCCGCTGAGTTTTCGATGTTGATTGAGGCTGGCTTGTCGATTCCGAGATCTTTGCCGATAAATGAGGCGTTAATAACGCCGTTTGCGGCAAGCTGAAATTTTTGCTCGTTGATTACGGATTCCACGAACTCCATAACCTCACTGTATTCTTCCTCGCGCTTCCATTTAATGATTGCGGCCTCGCTTGCACCGATAAATAGTCGGTATCCGGTCCAGGTGAAGACGCGCGGCTTATGAACAAGCGATTCATAAACTCCACCCTGAAAGCTGGCTGATTCTGACGCCTTGATCGCGTTGTCCTCGGCCCATTCAAAGTACTTCACTGACAGATCGAATAATTGTTCAGGCGTCATCGCACGGTTTTTCGCGAGTACAGTGCCGAATTTTTTCTTGTATAGCTCTTTGAAATTACCACCCTGGACTACGGGAGCGTTCTTAGGTTCACTCATAAATCCATCCTCTCTGTTTAACATTTAGTGCTATTTTACCATATTGCAGACATAAAAAAACCCGCCGAAGCGGGTTAGTATTTATCATGATAATCGTCGTTTAATGCCTTTTGGGTGGGTCTGAGCTTTAGAGTAGCAGTGAGCAAGGTCGCCAGTCATTTCCCACTGGTCCTTCTTAGGTGAGTAGGTCAGCCACACACCAGTTTTATCCTTCGCGTCCATCGCAATTGCTGCCGCCACAAGTACGAATCCAGCAAGCAAACCAGCACCAAAAATAACGATACCAGCGATAATCAATAAAAAAATGGTCATGTTAAATCTCCTTGATTAATTCAATGTTTATTTTGTGAGTGTCAAGATTAGCGCCTGAAAGTTTCTTCGCTTTCGTGATGGCTTCTGCCTGACTGGTTGCAGATAATTCTGTTTCGAAAGATTGTTTGCACGACTGGCAAAACATTCCCATCTTTCGAATAATTAATTTAACTTTGAATCGCTTCATCTTCCTGCGCCTTAATCATAACGCCAGCAATGCGACCAATAACAGCCTCGCCAGGATTTAATCGCTTTTTATAACGAGTGGTTTCACCGTTGCGAGTTACTTTAATTTCAATTTTTACTGATTCGTCTTTATTGTTTTGCATTATGCAATCCTCTTGAATTGTTGCCGCTTACGGGTCTGCGGCGTTGCTTAACCACTATGCAACCGAGCTTGTTAGCTGGAATGGTGAGAATCGTCTCACGCGTTGCGACTCATTGCGCCTCGTATGTCTACGGGATTAATACTATCACCGCTCAGGGATTCAGGTCAATCATTAATTTCAAATTGACCCTTAGTCATATCCTGCGGGTAATCAATCTCATGCAAGTTTCCATCGTCGCCGTACACATACACAAGTCTCTTTGCTTTACTAATCTTTTCCACATCGTAAGAGCAGCCAGCAGAGAAAGCATCGCCACTGCGTGACGTTACGCATCGAACCTGATCGCCTTTCTTTGGTAAATTAGCCATTATTCGTAATCCCCTTCTTTGTTACCTACGCGCCCGGCAATATACCCGGCAGTCCAGACAAATTTGTAGCGATCGATGAGTAATTCGACCTTTTTGTGGTGAGCAGAAATAACGTCAATCATGATTTTGTCGTTTTTCCGATCTTCTTTTTTCATGCCACTGACGAATTTATTTAATTCCTTCGCCGCGCGCTTTACCACGTTCCATTCTGCTTCACTTAAACCGAACATTATTTACCTCTCCCAAATGAAAAATTAGCACCTAAAACCTGATTGCAAACTGATTCCATGTATCGCAACTGATATTGAGCAACCTTTGAAGGACTTAATTCATCGGTAAATAAATCCTCAACGTTGATTTCTTTTTTATGCTTGCGCTTCCATGCATTGATGATATTTGGCAAGATGCGCTCGCTCTTCCAGGTCGCAAACTCAGATTGATTCGTTGATGCTGGGGTAAGCTGCCTTTCGATCTGGTTAAGAAGTTCGGCGGTAGCGCCTTTGATGTGTAACTGGTCGCCGATCGTATCCAGGATTTCACGAGCTTGCTTCTCTGACAGGTTAATCGTAATCATGCCTCTTCTCCATCTTCCTCGATCGGGGTAAAAAACTGCGTGTTAACTGCCGGGTTGTAATAAACTCCTTCGTCATAGTCGCTTTCTTTCACTTCAATGAAAACGTCGCAACCGTCATGCATGAAATCACCGTTGTCAGTATGAACCAGTTCGAATACCTCGGAAGTTTTAGTGCAAGTAAAAAACTTATCAGTTGATACCATCATTTCGATTTTCTCTATTCGTTGTCGATGAGGTAACTATATCAAATCACCCCATCGACGCTTTAGCAATTCGTGCTATTTATTGATGAATGTGGCGGCTATGTGATGAGCGGTAATTTCTGGATGACCTTCGACAGAGAAGAAGTCACATTCTTGATAACCGTTGACACCGATCATATCATCCAGGTAGATATAGTCTCGACTGTCATTATCGAAGTTGCAGCCGTTGCGATGTATTCGACATAGCTTGACCTGGATATCACCTTCAATCATCTGCAAGATTTCGTCTTTGAATCCACCGTCAGTAAATACCGAAAGGGAGTGCGACTCTTTCACTTTGCTTTCCGCTCGCATACCGAAGAAGCGATTTCCGAACTGCGGCTTGATGACTTCCTCGCTAATCCAGATCATAAACTGGCGTGGGCTTTTACCGTTCAGGATTGATGCTGGCTCTTCTTTATATCGACGGTCCTCATATAAGAACATGAAATACTCGTAGTTAGCTTCACCCAGGATTGCCCGGGCAATCTCAAACATTGGCGCTTTGAAGCTGCGCAAGGCTACGTGATCGTAAGTGTCAGCCAGGATACATCCGATAGTGTCTTTTCCAGATCCAGGTGCGCCGTTTAAAATGATAGCTGTTTTCATGTTAGCATCTCCCTAAAAATAATTTTGCCACATTGATGATAGTGTGATTGATGATTAACAGGATGATAACCGTCAATACCGGATGCGCTGCAATAAATTCGTATAGGTTCATTCATCCACCCCGTGATATTTTAAATGATCGTGAACGTTATCGCCATAGTCAACTACAGCATACGTAGTTATTCCAAGCGAACGGAATAATGGAATAATTTGCGGTGAGTCATCCCAAGCCGCCAGAATGTTATCAATGCCGATCGCGCGCACAGCCTCTTCTTTCATTACCGTGTCTTTGCGGTTGTCGGTATGCGGCCTCATGACTAAGTAATCATATCGAGCGCCGTGATGCTTAAGCCATAACTCAGATTCGTAACGCACCTCATCACTTCGCCCAGTTAAAATGATCACATAATGACCAGAGGCATGCATAGAGTTCATCACTTCAATCGTACTATGGATTGGGTTATCAAATATTGCCGCCCTGTTAAACTCAGACCAGCTTTCCGTCAAGTGCAAATCTTTCGTCGGTAGCAGGTGAAGACGTTTTGAGCCGTCACTCAGTGTTCCGTCGAAGTCAAAGATTGCCACGCGGCAAGTGCCGAGAAACAGGTTGATTGTCTGACCCCAAATTGTGATTTTATCCATTATGCTTTCTCCTGTACGCGAATGATTTTGATGGTTAATTCTTCTTCAACAATTTTGTAGCCGGATGATTCAAATTTACTCTCACGAGTCTGATTGCATGAATCAATAACGACATGGCTATTCTGAATATCGTCAGCCATCCCGATTAGCATGTTAACGATCTGCGTTCTCGTTTCGTTGCTCATTCCGGTAATAGTTTTCATATTGATTCCTCTGATTGGTTGCTTAACTCAACGAAGGGCATTCTAACAAATGCCCTTGAGCAAGTTTTAGCAATTCGTGCTATCACCAACAACTGATCTCATAGTCAGCCCAATCGTCAAAGTTACACTGACTGAAGTCGCCACCGTAGTTTTCCATAATTTCATCGATCAGGAAGTAGCAGGACTCACCGTTACGATAGAAGTACGAGTCAGCAACATTGCGCGCCCAGCGTCCGGCGTCCTTCTTGCTCATCTTCCAGTATTTCATTGCAATCTTCTTGAATGCACGCACGACACGCTTGCGGATCTTGATATGCTTGTACACGGCGTTGCAGCCGTAGGCCATATATTCGTTATTGCCAAGATTCTGCATAATGTACGGATTTACTTCTTTTGACGTAATCATCAGATCGCCATCGCAAAGACGCGCATCATGAATACTTGCTGTCATGTAGTGACCTTTGAACATTCCTATGCCGTGAAGAGTGTATTCATCGTTAGGCGTTTCAATGCAAATTAAGTGTTTCATTGGTGATTCCTCGTTTGTTGGTGTAGGGGAATCATAGCGCATTCCCCTTGATAGGTTTTAGCAATTCGTGCTATTCGTTTTAATAGTGATGCAAAAATAATTTTTTAAGCACGTCACCACGCGCGCTGAATCGACTTGTGGGAGCCTTAAAATTTCATGGACCAATTGCACTGCCGACACATCAGATTTGTAGTAGTGGGCGATTCTGGAGCTATTTGGGCGCATCCCTTCCACTGCATCGTGTGCTGCATCTTCTGCTGTCATGATAGTAGCCATAAAACACCCTTAAGAGATAATGTTAGGATCAGGAGGCAAAATAGCAACTCCTGAAATGATGGCGGCTCGTTATTCCAGTTAGAAAAGTCTGGCATAGTGTTTTCTCCAAAAGAAAGGGGAACCGTTCAGAGCCGATTCCCCATTAGCATTACATGATGAACAGCAGCGAAATCGAAGCAACAAGGAGAACAAGAGCGATAGCCAGACCAGACAAATCTGCCTTCTCTTCAAACTTCGTCGCTGGCTTACGGTAAACTTCTGACGGCTTGACGTTGTGGATCTTGTTCGCTGTAACCTTGCCATTGACGCAGAAAGTACGCTTGCGCTTCTTGCCGAACGTTGCGAATTTAGTGCCGCCGCTATTCCAGCGAAGACCTTCACCGTTGTGCGTTACGGTTGCAATGCGGTGGCGGCCCGTGTCGTCGGTCAGTGCTACAGTGTGCTTTGCGTGCTCAGTAGGCACATCGTAGATTTTGCCAACGGTAAATTTTTTGGTGTTATCACTGATACATTCGAATTTCATAAATTTGACCTCTTTATTATGCAGTTGGTTGATTGCTTCGATTACGTCTTTAAATTTAACACCATCCACGATTCGATGGAAGATATATTTTGAGCTACCGCCATACGGAAGGAGTATTTCCTGGTATTCGTGACGCCGGACAACGTTAACATTTCTACCGCGCTCATCCGTGATGACGAATCTATTGTCATTGACGCGAGCGCCTTCGTAGACCTTACCCCACTTGAAACCAGATCCGCTACTTGATACGCACTCAAATTTCATGGTCTAACCTTTCTGTAAGGTTTTATTGATAACATCACGTATTGCGTGAAGTCGCATTCTTGCTCGTCATACCCGCTATTGATGTATGGCGTCACGTCTGTAACATCGGATACCCTGGCATGTACTTCCCACCTGGTAAACTCACCCCGATCGAACTCGCATAGCTCCAGGATATCGCCAGGCTGGAAGTTGCGGTCATTAATGCGGAACTCTGCCGTTTTTGTGCCGTTCATTACACCGATGAAATGGATCGGGGCAATTTTTAACTTATGAGTTTTGCTCATCTTTCTTTACCTCGAATGTTACGTTCCAGAATTTATTGCCGCATGAATGATAGGTTACGTCCTGAGGCGTGAGTTCGTGCAAAGCGTGCCCGATAATCTCCATTCTGTCGTTTGCTGTCAATCCGCGAAGTGATTCGCGTAGGCGTGATGCCTTGTCGTAAATCTGCCACTGAGTGAGTCGTGTAGCCATAGCTAATTCCTCTGATTGGTTGCCGTGCTTCAATAAGGCCACTATATCAAATGGCCTTGCGGAAGGTTTAGCAATTCGTGCTGTTCAAAATTTTCTTGATGCGATTGCGGTAAAACTGCATTACATGTTCGTTATACCAGTTGCTCATTATTTCACCTCGTAGCGTACAAGCGTTCCGCGCTTAATGCTTATTTCACCTGATACAGTCTTGTGCTTAAAGCCGCCGTAATGCAACAGGAGAATCACCACATCATCGTGTACCTCAATAGTTTTCGGTGTAGCGGTGATTTCAAGCCAGGATTCGCTATCAAGCTGGATACCTTTTAGCGTTGCGCTCAATGGCATGTTCTCGATCTGAGTGCGCTGTAGCGATAGCTTGATTTCTGGCTTTGACGAGTGAAAGATTGCTCGACCAGCCTTCCAACCAGGACCAGCATACTCAACATAATATGGAAGAGATGGGATGTTATCGGGGTTGTGATTGTTATGAAGTTCAATGAGATTGCCAACAATAGACGGATGACACTCATTGAATGACGAATCTGTTGCACGATCTTTGTTATGGCAGGTTATTTTTCCGCAGCTAATAGTGTTAAAAACTACAGGGAATTTAATCTCGTTTAATTTCAACATATCGATTTCCTCTTAGTGGTTGATGTGGGGATTATACCAATCAGGCAGAATCCCCTTTTAACAATTCGTGCTTAGTAAACCAACTCGCACTCAGAATAGTAACCGGGCATTTCTTCGCGAACGAAGCACAAACTCTCTTTATGCATACCGCCAGTGAATCCTACAGCCTGGAGATGCTCATTGCTGACGTAGACCAAGTTGTTAGTGATTTCGGTAAAGTCCACGATAACCGGGAACGTGCGGTTCTCATAACCTGGTCGCATCGGGTAGCCGCCATTGTTGAGAAGTCGAACCTTGCGCGGTCTAGGATTTGCCAGGACTTCCCATTCGAAGAAGAACATCGTTCCGTCTTTCTCGTTGAAGTCAGCCGGACCAAATACAGGGCTAACCGAAAGCCCATAGTCAAGATCGTACACTCCAGCTTTAACCAGGTCGTCAACCTTAACGCGGTAGCCGCCCAAGCTATCATCACGCTTCACCGCGTCAACCACGATAGGGTCAGCTTCCAGATCGCGAGTAAAGCCTTTGTAACCGCCATTGCTCAGTAATTTAATTTTCATGCTATCGTCCTCATTGTTCACGTTTAAATTTAGCCACCACATCACCATTGCGCTTAGTTGCTGTTAGCGCTTTCTTGTCAAAGTAGAACCACGTATACACTCCATGAACCACATCAATAACCTCTCCGTTTTTGTTTGTAAAGCTATCGATTTGAGCGACATATTCGAAGCCTTCTGAGTAGTTAATTTGATTTGATTCAATGCACCGCAGTTTCATGATAAATCCTCGTTCGTTGTTGATGGGGTTACTATATCGCAACCCCGATATTGAGTTTTAACAAAAAGTGCTATTCTTTAATCTCGAAGCAATCAGTGTCTTCGTCGAATATCCAGGGATCGCCATTATCATCAAGCAATGAGATATTACCAAAGCTGGTTAGTGACGCGTTATAAGACTTGTCAACGTTAAAGCACTCTTTAACCTCCTCATCATCACTGCCTTTGAATACTGCAATCATTTGGTGCATAAAATCAGACATTGTTAAATCCTATTCGCAAGTGATCTCATTTGATGTGATTGGTAGCAATACGTTGCCGACCATCACGAACGTAGTAACCTGGTTCCCGGTTTCGTGGCATCGCTCTTTTACCTCCACACAACCGGATACAGCCAGGATAGTTATGGCGACTGCCGCCATCATGCAAATCAGAATGCGCATCATTCGAACGCTCCGGCACACAGTAGTAACATGATTACGATCCTAACAATGGCGTGACCCATGCAGAAGAACCAGACGGCAGACCATAATGCAATTGTATTGAAGTTCATTTCAGCACCTCGATCTTGTTGTCGCCGATTGAGTTCTCTACTACCGATTGCGGGTCATCGCCAGGAACGCGCATATAGAAATTGTTCACAGCCGTGAAGTTCCATTGACCGCGCCACTTGAAATAGACTCCGTGTTTTGCGCCCATTGCGTAGTGAGTGGATTTTGCCGGGATCATGTGCCCGTTGACTCGGGTCAGTTTGGTTAGGCTGCTGTAATGTGGCATGATTATTTATTCCTCAATTAAAGTGCTGATATCGTCAAAGCCCTGGAGGTCTGCGTTCCATACCAGGAAGTTTGCAAGGTTTTCGCACCACACCCACTTTCCGTTATCTTCCATGTATGTTTTGTACCCGCCCGGTACGGCCTTGACTGCAAAGCGTCGACCTATAGACGTGATGAAAATGGCAAAGCGGTTGTTATTGGTTGAATCGATGGCTTGCTGGTTCTTGACGATTGACATGGTGATTCCTCTGATTGGTACATCATTTTTAACCTGGGGTTCCGAGGCTCCGGTCTACGTTTGCCCCTTCCTTCCTAATGGGTTTTCCCAAGTCAATTTGCTTCGAGGTTTGCGCGGCTCCGGTCTACGTTTGCCGCTTCCTTCTTTTGGGTTTGCCCCGAAGCGTTTCAATGTGGTAACTATAGCAAGATACCCAGATCCTGTTTTAACAGTTCGTGCTATTTGGTGAGATACTTCACTTCACTGCCTGAAAGCATATTCCAGCCATCTTCAAAGAATACGCTGTAGCATGTTGCCGATCGCTGGCGAATCTTGGATACAGTGCGCCATACCTTACGCCCTGAGTAACCAGTCAGCACACGCATCCCTGGCAATAACTCACCCGACTTTCTCACCTTGATACCAACATTCGAATCCAGCTCGAAAGACTCAAGGCGAACCGGATTGATCATCTCATACATTCGCATAACTTCGTGATCTTCTTTCCACTCGCAACCATCACTGGCCTTAACCGCTTCAATAAAATTACTCAGCTTGTCAGTGAAATCGCCGTCGTAAGCCTCAATTGCGATGACCGTGTAATGAGTGTACGTGTGCCAGTGCGATCCGGTTTTATGCTCGAACGCGAAGAATGACATTTCGTCGTCCAGTTCATCTTTGGCCAGAAATACGGTAATGGTCGTCATGATTAAGCCTCTGCAAAGTAAGTGTTAAAGCCTTTGAGTTTGTAGTCGCTACCAACGCGCACTACGTTCCAGGTAAGACCCGAGTGATACGCAACCATATCTTCAAGGTCGATCGTGATTTCGGTTCCTTTCTTGAACAGACCCTTTTCATGAGTTGAGTCTCGCTGAACAACCACTACGTCAATTTGCGTTTCCATCTTCGTTTCCTCATTCGTTGTTGATGGGATAACTATACCAGGTTATCCCGATCCGGTTTTAACAAAAAGTGCTATTTACCTTTCAGTGCTCACAGTCCGCACTTTTCGATATGCGCTTTCATCTGGCGCACGATCTCATTTACATCACGAACCATCAGTTCACTATCGCCCAGCTTACTAACATCAACGTCAAAAGAATCCAGGCAGTCGGCCAGGCTAACTTTTTTCCGACTGCGGCGCTTCTTCACAGGAACCTCTTCGTCTGTAACGATAACCGTTATCATTGTGATTGCTGCGTCATTTCGGCCTACCTTCACCTTTGCTACCTTGCCATACTTGCAGAAGTGCCTGGTAATGATCGGAGTGATGAAAGCAGACTTGAATCGCTTCTCTACCTCCCCCTGGTTCTGGTCCACCCATCCGGCAGCGGCAGACTCAAGATCGCTATCGCTTACATCCTGATTGCGGAAATAGAATCGCGCGCCTTCCAGGGCCATATCATCAGCCACGAAAGAGAACTCACTCATGCCCTTGTCGCGATACATTGCGTCGCAGGTTAGGCGAATCATGTCGGTGATTTTTAATTCCTGATTGGTATTGCTCATAATATAACCTCTTTGTCTATTCGTGTGTAAATGGTGTCATAACGTGTCAACAATTGCCATTGTGACAGCGCAATGCAGATACGTCAACGCCTGAGAGCCAATTTTAAGCCGTGTAACATTTGTCTAGCTGTATAGAGTCACTATAGAAATATATAGCTCCCAAAAAAGTACTGTATATATAAACATGCAGATAGAAATATGCCAACAGTACGCTAGACAATGTAAGACAGCTATACACAGCTGTTACAATATAATTATCTATATATATAAATAAAAAAAACACTATATATATTATATAGATACATATATCTATATGTATATTTAGAGGCGTCACAGTGTGTAATTTTGTCACAATGGCGATTCTAGACAAATATTACAGTCGTGACAAGTTAAAGTGTAATCGATAGCACTTTTTGCTAAAAATGGAGATGACTACCAGGCGAACCGGGTAACACCAGATCCTCCCTCT